GACTTTGAATGTACCACCAGCCGCTCCACCTCCAGTAGGAATGAATGATAATAAAGCAGGGGTTGTAGTGGCGGGTTTAACTATGAATATTTCGGATACACCATTATTGTTGCCATCGGGATTAAACAATCCTTCAGCGGCTTTATACCACCAACCAGCACCAACAAAGTCTCTAAATGCTTGAATATCTTTTACTGAGTAAACTGCATTCTTACCTGAAACAAGCGTACCAGCAATACCAGCACCGCCTAACATGCCATTATTTGCAAGAGACGCATTAAGGTTTTGATTATCTATAATCAATAACTTACCATAATCTAAATCTCTAGGAGGATTATTCTGTCCTGCTACTATTCTAGAGTAGGTGCCTGGAAGTTGAACTATTTTATTGCCGAAGCGAACTTTTGTTGACATCTATGTGAGTGTATATCTATTCAACGAAATAATATTGTTTATAAAATTAAATAAAAATTTTGTAAAACAAAAATTCTTATAATAATTTATCTGCAGTCAATATCTGTTCCCAATCTGACTCAATCATTACTGAATTTTGATACTTCTTTTCTGCCACCCTTCTATTCCTTCCATTTAACTGAAAATGATTGCAGGCTTGAAATACATTTAATGTTTCTGTAGAATCTTCTTCTATTTTAATCTTCTTCTTCATCATTTATTAAATTTAGATCTTGAATAAATTTGCGCAGATGTGTTGCCTGATGTTCTAATAACAATTTCTTATGTAACAATTCAATATTAATAAACTCTTCACTTTCAAATCGTTTATGATAGACTTCAATACTTTTTTCAGTAGCGAGCAATCTGTGCTTATAACAATTCTTTAGTTCTAATAGTTTCATTACGTCAATGATGTTAAAGTTATTGTATTCGAAACATCCTCTCTATCTGCTAAATATTCTAATGAACTCGTCACTTGACAATGTACTTCAATAGTCTCTACTGTTGAAAAATGATATGATAGAGTACCACCTGTTTGCCCAGATATAACATTTATGCCCTTATACCAATTGTAAACTGGACTTTCTCCACTATTAATAGGCGTTGCTGTGAATACAACTGTATTGCCAATATGAGGTGTTAAATTATTAACTGCTATTGAAACTGATACTTCTAACAATGCAGGTTCTTGATCATCTCCATAAAACTCTGGAATGAAGTCTATATCAGTAGCTACTGTTGGTTGTATAAGTGATCTAACTATTTTCTTACACTGTAGTGATATCCCTATTGCTCTGAAGAATATAGGTAGTGGTATGAGTTCTTGGTTAGCCATTAACTGCTTACCTGAGAACTTGAATATATCAAAGTAATATGTCAATGTGTCTGCTCCTGCTATTAACAGTGCATCTATGAACTCATATAACATAACTACTTCAAGCGAGTTACCTGCAGTGATTATAAGCTCATATTGACCTATGAATGATCTTGAGAATTGATTTACTGTATTACCATTTTCATCTTCTCCAGTTTGGTAGCCTGTTCCTACTGTATTGTCACCTGACTGTCCATCTTCTGAAGGATAGTGAATATGAAATGTAGGTAAGTTAGCTCTTTCTTTATCAAACATTAACCTTACTTCCAACTTCCTTCTATCTGTATCATCTTTTTCAATCAATGACTTTAAATCGGTATAGAAGTTTCTACCATCTATTTCTACTCCATGAAATTCCAAATACAACCAACTCAAAGTAGGAGTTGATGTATGTGCTATAAGATCTGCTCTTACCCATTCTAATAGGTCTCCTACAACTTTCTTTAACTTAACTATAGATACTTCCATCTTATCCTAATTTAACGTCTAACCAATCCTGAACGGCATTATCTACAGTTAGATCAAGTTGTGCTTCTGCTAATGCTTTATCCATAAAATTATGTGCTTCTATTCCTGGGTGGAACCATGATTGATCATCAGATTTGTCTGATACCCTTCTGAATGTGAAATATCCACCCCTCTTTTCTTTTTCAGTAGAACTTATATCCCTACGATGCATTCCTTCATAAATAGGAGATTTATGTTTATAGGTAATAAGTGATCCACCATTCAGTTCTATTCTATTTGTATTGACTTCATTAAATCCTACTGGTAAATCGGCTTGCCCAAGTGTCTCTCCTGCTTTCATTAAGTCTAATACCGATATCTTATAATCTGGTACCATCTCTGACATTATAGCATCTGATGTTCCGTGTCTGAATGGTATAGTTAGATACCAACCTTTACCATCACTCTTTATTACTCTCTTACTGCTATTAGAAAATCCATCCTTTTCGTCGAAACTTGATGCCCCAGATTCAACCATCATAGCAAGTTTACTATCTCTTCCAGTTAATCCTATTATAGCAGTATGATCGTCAGGGCGTTCTGAATACATCCCCCTTTTGTATTCATCTCTTGAAGTATTAAGGGTATTAACTAATTCAGTCCACTTAGCAAAATATTCGTCGCAAACACGATCAAGGATGTAAGAACACAGATCAGAAGTCTCACTTGGTTGTAGTGAGAACTCCTTTACCGTATCGGATAAATCTATTGAAAAGTTGAGCACTGGATATATTTATAAATTATTTATGCATAAATTTTCTAATATAATCTCTTCCTTTTTGATCAATATTTGAAGAATTATCATGAAGATCTTGTAATTCATTTAAATCTTTATCTTTTCCTTTAGCTCTCATAATGATTTCTCTTTCTTTACCAGTTAGAGAATAATCATCAAAAAATGTATGATCAAATTTCTCTTCACTCTTATTCTCTGTATTCTTGGACTCTTCAACTTTATTTAATCTATGAAAAATGCTTTCAAGTTCATTCTCTTCTTTCTTATCGCCCGTCCTTTTCTTTTCTGCTTTAATATTACCCTCTAAGTCAACAAAAAATTTATTTTTCTTATAGTTCAAAACTGAACCATCTGATCGATGTTTTGTTGACAATGGATTTCCGTATTCTTTTAATAAAGAAGCTATTGCAAGATTAACTAATTTATCACTCTCATCTGATTTATTCTCGCCAACGCCCTTCTCCTTCTTATAATCAGCTTCAGTGTAGTAGTACTTGTATCCACCACCTGCTACTGGCTCTCTCTTAAAATATTTATGGTTGATTGACTTCTCAAACTTATCCAGTTCTTCTTCACCGAGATATTTACCGAATACATGTAGTGACTTCTCTATGTTCTCCATGTCTGGTTCGAACTCATCAAACGCTGATTTTTGAATAGAATCACCTCTTCGGATATGACCCTCTGCATTTTCTCTATGCATTTTAATACTCTCTTGTAATTGCTTTCTTTTTACAGGGTCGTGAGTATTCTCCAATTTGTCTTCTGCAGATCTATGTTCAAAACTATGTGCTTCAGCAGCATCTTTATGGTCTTCCTTACTATAAGTTTCATATGGCATATTATGAGACTTGGCATAAATAGGTTGACCACTCTTAGTTCTACCAATAATTTTACCCCCTCTACTGCCTTCTCCACCTTTTTCAATTTCTGGCAGTGTAGCCTTGATGATATTAATTTTATCTCTTATTTGTTCTTCTCGTATCTTCTGTTGGAAGTCCATGGCTTTAAATTTTTGTTAAAATTAATATTAAAACTGATACGAAATATTTTTATTTATTATTTATAAAGAATATAAATTATAAATAGGAGTTATTAAGAATGTTAGTTCCTTCATAATTTGTAGCACTTCCGAGTTCATATTGAGCTTTACGAGCTATAGCATGTACAGGCATTTCTTCTGTTGTTTTTTTACCAGCATTAGAATATTCTTGCGTGATTCTCAGGTCATTAGGGATGTCTATGACATGGTACGTCGTAAGATGTTTATAGGAGACTGATACCTTACCATTAAAATCGTTTGGTAAATTATCTGCTTTAATGTCTAAAACATAACCATTAGTCATGTTAATCCTATAATCGGATGCAGCTAACTTGATCAAAACATTAGTATCACCATTGAATATAAATACTGATCTTATTTCAATCATTTTATAGGTGGAGAAAGTGAACTTGGGATATATGTCACTATCACTATCTCTCACTTTCAATACTTCACTCATCATCCCAAAATTCTTGAGTAAAGTTATCTTATCCATAAATGACACCCTATTGACATTCATAAATGTCGTTCCCATAGTACCTATCATCTCTGGAGACCAGTCCTTATACTTCGTATTCTTATTGATAGAGGTCAATATTGCTTTAGTATTAATAGGGTTGACAAATACCCAGCCTGTTCCCATGCAGTTACCACAAGTTGTTCTGCTATCTGAACTCTGACCCTTACAAGGACATGCAACAGCTTCTTCTAATGAGATTTCGTATCCCCTATTCCACAGCAATTGGTTGAAGTCTCCTCTGTCAAATATATTGATCTGAGGTTCTCCAACCATGTTAGGTGGCACTTGTGTCCTGATACTTCCGCTCATTATAGTGAGGATATATTTATTGACTTATAGAATAGTCTCAGTTTCTTAAGACATTCATTGATCTCTTCTGTATACTGTTTTATACGTCCTGAGTAACCACCTGACCCAGATGACATATTTGTATTGATGGATTGTGATAAACCATCTATACCTAACGACATTGAATTTACCCCTGGACTACCTAAAATGATATCACCCAACATGGCAAATATTGGTATAGAAGCTAACTTCCCTACTACGTTTACTAAGTCCAGTGGCACATCATCATAGTTGTAACCTGTCACATATTGTATGCTGAAGTAGTTTGGCACCTGACCATAACTAGTAAGACCTAAATAGGCAGTGATACCTGTTAATATTATGTCAGCATTTGCCCTGCTTGTTGTAGAACCTGTAGGTATGAGGTGTATCTTCTTATAGTAGTTACCCTCGTTGTCTTTCTTTGTATTAAGCCAATCTAAGGGGTACTTTATCTGTTCTATACCATTTAGGTAACCGATGAAAGAAAGTGGCTTAGCAACAGGCAATTTAGTGGGTAAGATAGGGAATCCACCCCAATAGTCATCCTTGAAATAGGTGACTGTCTGTTCTATGTACTTCTTGTTGAACCTGATCTCAAGGTACTTCTCAATCTCTTGCTGTGCTGCCAAGATATACATACGCATAGAGTCGTTAGATATCTCTGAGCCATCTCTTGACTTGGTACTTATACCGTAAAAATAAAGGCTTGTTAGTTCCTCTGGTGAAATAACAAGCCCTTCATTCTTTCGATACCTAACCTGATATGTTATGGTTGGCATGTTTTCTTATTCTTTAATTCTTGATTCGTCGAGTATAACGTTGATGATTTCGGCTTTGTTAGTAAGATTTTTGTATCTTTCTTCTGGAATTTCCAGTCTTATGCAGAACTCAACCAGTTCCTTCTGAGTTTTGCTGGTTAAACCAACTTTCAATTCGAGTTCTTTAATGATTTTATCACTCTGGATTTTGTAACCCTCTAACTCAGCTTCTGCCTTCTCAGATTTGTCTTTATATAAGTTTACTTGTTCTTTCCACTCTTTCACTTCATTCTCCAATGAACTGATAACTGATTCTCTAGATTCAACTTTCTCAAGTGCTCTTTCTAAATCAGCCTGTATTTGGGTATTATTTACATCAACTGCTTTATTACCCTTTTTCATTGTTACTTCACCCTGAAATAACCAACCTGCATAATTTGTAGTTAATTGGTCTGCAATCTTCTGGTCTGCGACTTCTGCATTACCTAACTTATCAAACTTCAATGTTAAACTTCCGAAAATAACTTCATGCCCGAAATTACTTGAAACTGCTGTGCTAATCTTAATCATATAACAAAATTAAAAATGTGAATAAAAAGAAAAACGGAAGGAGATCTACCCCTCCCGTCATTTCTTCGTTGATACGTCTATTGTTTAAGCAGTGATATCTCGTCCAATATTATGGATGATGGCGATCTTACCTGGCATATATAAAACTGGAGTACCATAATTAACTACGGCAAACCTACGAGCCAAAGTAGTGATAGCAAAGTCGATTTTCATCGTGGCAGCTAACTGGATATATTCCCACATATCTGAATTAGGATCTAAAACAAGTGCTGAATGTGTGTTACCAATTACTCGGTTACGATCACGTACACCATACTGAGCAGCACCATCATAACCTGAAGCAGCAGCTAATTGTGTTACTGATACTTCAAACAATGGATAATACTTAGCAGTTGTATATACAGCGACGTTCTTCTCAGTACGATAAACAGTAAAGGAAGTAGCAGCATAAGTACCAACACCTGCAACAAATACTAAGTCAACAGATTCAGTAGCTGCGATAGCCTTGATAGTAGTGTTCATTGCACACATTGCTGATTCACCATACTGATTACGAGCAGTTACTCCATAGAAGTATCCACCTGCAGCATCAGTAAATTTGGTTGAAGTATCAGCAGAAGCGATAGTCAAACTGGTGTTATTCACAGCAGTAGGAACGGCAGGAGCCTTAGCTGAAACAGCTGCAGCATTGTATGCCTTAGGAGTTCTGCGATCGAAGAAGATATCATTGACAACATCAATTTTCCCAAACTGAGTCATGATATCATTAACCTTCTGACCCATAGTAGCTCCTTCAGTAGCTGAACTAGGTGCACCAACCATTACACGTTTGCTTTCATGGAAACGTTTTACATAGTCATTGAAAACAACAGGGTTGGAGATGATTTTGGTTGCTTCACCAAAACGATCATTAACAACTGCCTGTACTGCATCTTCTACATGAGAATCTTTCAATGCTTTACCACGAGCATCAATGAAAGTAGGGTCGTTAGCATAAGTATCCAAACCTGTTCCAGCAGTGATGTCAAGGACACCTGCATAATGTTGTTTGAAAATACCATCAAATTCCTGAGGAACCATAGCATTGTCAGAACCTGAAAGTTTCTGATCCAACTGGGTTAAGAGTTTCAAGGTCTTATTTTCAACCTCACGAGTGTACGGATCTTTACCGTCAGCCTGGCGAACAAGCATTGACTGTTGTGTCAGTTCACCTTGGATACCAGCATACTTTACAAGAGCAGCCTTACGTCTGTAAACAGAGTCAGTTTGTTCTGGAGATTCACCTTCATTCATGAAGATTCCTACATCAGCACCATAACTGGTTAATTGGTTATACTCATGTACTGTATTGTAAACACTCTTTTTAGGAAGTAATTTCCAAAGTACAATATGGTTTTCTTTATTTTCCAACACCTTTACAACTGGGTCAAGTGACTCAGGTTTCAGGGAAGGTCCAGACGATAGCGTATCTGTTAGATCGCGACCTGTCTGACTACCAGCAACGATTGCTTTGATAATATCCTCATCGGAGTAATTCTCAGCATTCTTGCCTAATGAATCATGAATGTCAAACATATTATTATATTTAATTATCTAACGAAATACTAAAAATTACTGCTCCAGAGTAATATTTTTTCTATGTGCTAAAAGAGCAAGTGCCTTGTAGCCGTGTCCAGTAGGACGTGTATTAACTGTATAGTCTAAAATACCGTTTTCGATTACTTGTCTAACGTCGGCATCTTTCTCTTTATTGAGCATGTCTTCCATACCCTTTAAAATTTCATCTTTGTTACCAGAAATAGAGAGTGTTTTGTTCTCAGCATTCTCTACGTCTTCTTCATTACTCAAACTCTTTTCAAAGAAAGTAGCCTTAGTAATAACTGATTTTGTTCCCATAGGAGTGTCACCTATCTTCTTGATCTCAGACTGTAGGCTCTTTATGATCTCGTTCTGTTCATCAAACTTATCTTCGAACTTCTCAGTGAGTGACTTTTCAATGTCCATGAAACGTTCACCAAAGGCTTTCTCAATGTCAATGTCTACTGATTTATGAATTTCTTCTTCCTTTTTCTCTTCTGGTTTCTTCTTACCCATCTTCAGTTCCATCTCATCAATTGATTTCTCAATCTCAGCTTTCTTGGACTTCATCTCAGTAAGACATTTTTCTAAGTCTTCTTCTTTATCTTCACTCTTGACTATAGGTTTTTCTTCACCTTCTTTTTTCTCTTCAGCTTGTTCTGCAGGAGTCTCTTTTGCTTCATCAGCAGAAGTTTCATTTGCTTCGCCAGTCTTTTCAGCTTTCTCTCCCATGGTTTGTTCTGAACTAGACTCTTTCTCTTCTTTCTTTTCGACCTTCATAGCCTTTTCGATATAGGAGTTGACTTCTGTTTCTTCCATGCCAAGATCAGTCAATGACTTTCTAAGTTCATCAACTTCCTCTACAGACATTATATTAATTTGATTTTCCATTCTTGTGTCGTTTCTATGTTCAGAATACTAAACTAACTATTAAGTTTATAAAATTAAAATATAATTTTGAATAAATAAAATATTTACAAAGAATTTTTAACTAATTTAATGACTTTATTTTTAAAATCACTGTCTCCATCAAATAAACTCTTATGTTTCAATATATTATCTAATGCCTTTTTAATGTCAGGTAGGCTAATATTTTTTGGTTTCTTATCTAAACTTTCAGGTGTGAGTGGTTTTACTGCAGCTACATCCATAGATTTAGTTAATACCTCAAATACTTTATAGTCTTTACCTACCCTATACTTCTTACCTTTGTTCTCAAACTCCATAATATATTCTTTCTCATCTGAATCCTGATCGTAGGTAGGATCTATATAATCTTCCTTCTGAAGACCTTTAGCTATATCCGCATAAGAATTTCCGTTAACCGGGGAAAATGTTATGGCACAGTTAGTTATAAGTGCCCTGGTGATATGTTTTGGATTAGTAGTAGAACGATTCAGTGCTTTTCCTTCGATGCTCCAACCGACTTTTCTATCAGATCCAGACTCTTTCATCTCAATAATCTTATCCCAAGTGTCTCTTGCTATTTCACTGTTCTCCCATAGTTGTGCTTTTATATGGAATTCATTATTTTTAATCTCAGCTTTAACAGGAGAGCCAATCCAGTATTTTGGGCTCCTTTTAGACAAATGTTCGTAATTTATCAGTCCATTTTTCAAAAAGTGGTCAATCTCATATCCGTTAGGTTCTAATACTTCACCTTCTATATCTTGTGAATTATCAGAAGCCATCCCTTCAAGAAACATATTTTTATATCTATCTGATTTTGGTAATTTAGATGCTTTCTCTAATAATTCATCATTAATAGGGACAAAGAAATTAAATTTATTATCTTCCATTTTATTTATCTATTATTCACTAACGATGTTCTTCTCTAGTTTTGTATAGTACTTACTATCTTCCATCAGATGATCTTTTGTTATCTCACTTCTCTCTTCTTCATCACTCGTATGTTCTTTCTCTTCTTCCATACCCATCTTGTACTGCTCCTGGAGTGCACTTACCTCTATGTTGTGATGTGCAGCTATATCTTCTAATGTCTTACCATCAGCTCTGCCACCGATCAACTTTTCTTTTTGTGCTTTCTGTATCTCATATCTCTCTTTTGCTGCATTGTATATCTCATCACTGATCTGATCCATTATATAGAGGTCAGATATGTGAGAGAAGGCTTTTTCTATGTCTTTTTCTTCGACAACTTCTGTCTTTGGATCGTCACTCTTTGTACTAAATCTTTTAAAGAACCCATCCAGTTCAAGAACTTGTTTTGTGTCTATCTTAGTTTTCATTCATTTCAGATATTAAGTTCTTTATAATTTCATATGTCTTAGGGAATTCTTCTTTAAGATCTTTCAAATCTCTATTATCTTCTGTATCACCTTCATCACCCAATGCCATAACGAATGCAGCAAAGGATTCACACCAATTCTCTTCTTCATCCATTTCTGCCTGATGAGATACTCTTTCTTTCGTATACCATAGATCAACCAAATTCTCAGCGGTTATTTTATCATCTCTATAGAGCTTATGTCCATATTCATGCAATATAACTTTTGTATATTGCTCTTGACCATACCAATCTGTTGCAATTTCATCGTATAGTTGCTTATTTATACTTATTTCATTGTAGTCTTCATTAAACGCTCCGACCCAATATCCATTAGATTCTCTTTCGTATTTACTCTGATCAACCAACTGTAGTCTTGCTTTAGACAAATGACTAACGATATTTTCAGGTAGATTATTAGACAAAGCTCCAATCACCTTTACAGAACATTGGTGACTTAACATTTCATTAGGATAATTCCTATAGAAGTTGTTGAATACGATTTTATCCTTTTTATCATAATCAATAACATAATTCTGTTTTAAATCATCTAAGAAATCTTCTTTCCGCTCAACAGCTTGGTCATTTTGATTCTCATAGTAAGTGTACACCCACTTCCCATTCTTCATCTCCTTTTTGAGATATTTGTGATTTAATGCTTTTACTATCTCATTTACTTTCTCAGTAGGAATGATACCGAGTTGAATGGCTTTTTTGATGTGTTCTGACACTTTAAACTTCTCATGCCAGTATCTATCATTTCTTTCTTTATATTCGTTAACATTCCAATCAATATTGAAATATTTGTTGACTACTTCTTCAATATCATCTAATGCAGTCTTACCAAATGACTTCTTTATAAATCCTGTTATAATATTTTTAAGTTCAGAGAATATACTTTTCTTCTCAGTAGGAGTTTCACTATCTGAAGGTATTGTCTGTAAAAATTCTGCAAATTCTTTATTAGTAAATGCATATGTAATTAACTCTTCAAGATCATCTGCTTTTATCTTTCCAGATTCATCATTATAAAAATCTGGTATTTTATGCTGTATTGAAACATCAAATATATATGAAATTATGTGTTTTACGCTGTCTGATGCAGAATCAAAATTAGCAAGTATCTTTCTTGCTATAGGAAACAATTCACTGTGTAGATTATATGAATTTACCCCAATACCTTTGGAAATAATGCCATGGAGAGTCTCATGGTTAATAGTCTCAGTAAAACTAGACCTATCTTCATAAAGTTTTGTTATGTATGGGTCAAAATTCATTTGATTATACTGCCAACATGCAGCAGCTCCATACCTAACAGACCCCTTTTCTACATTTACATGTACCCCAACACTTGAAGCAAGTTCATATAGATTCTTATATCTCTCAATATCTTCTTTTGGTAATACTTTTGCTACAAACTCAGATATGTTAGCTTGATTGTTATTCTTTCTTTCTGAAAACTGATTTAACTTCTCAACTATAGTTTCTTTAAAGTCTTCTACTTTCTCTTTCTTATTCTTCTTCTCTTCATAAATATACCCCCACTTACTATCTTTGAACTCTTTTCTAATGTATTTATGATTCAGAGCTTTTTGTAATACATCTTCTCCACATATACCTAATCTTACTGCCTTCTGTATTATCTTTACTTGTGGATCAAAATCCCAACCCATCATCTGAACGACATTGTCACGCATATTGAAAATCATGGGGTAGTTACTTAGTTCTTCCCGTGGCACCCATAAATAGTCTCTTGTCTCAGCTTCATCCAATAATATCTCTATATTGTCAATTGATTGAATGTTCAGTACATAGTAATAAATACATGCATTCTCATCTTCAAATATACCTAGATGTTTCCAATAGATGCCATTCAACTTATCATCTTGTAGGAGCATGTCGGCGTCTATCCCTGTTTCTTCTCTCAGTTCTCTCTTAGCTGCATCTTCAAACTCTTCACCTTCGTCCACATGTCCACCTGGTATCACCCAAGCTCCTTTGTGGTTGTCTTCCCACTGACTTCTTTTTGTTAATAGGATTTCATTCTTATTGTTGATGACTATTACATCTGAATATTTAGTCTGCCCTTTCTCTGTTTGCTGAGCAGCAGCCTTGTTATAATCTTCCAATGTTAACTTACCTGATCTGTATAGTGATTTAATGATTCTAACTGCCTTAGACCGATTATCTTTATTTAGGTGATGGATTATATCACTATTGCTCTTTAATATGTCTAACTCCTTTAGAAACGTTTTCTCTTGTAGTTTAATCTTGGCCAGTTCTCTTGTGAACTTCTTATTGTCAAAGTGAACATCTTCTTTACAATTGAATTCTTCTGATGACAGTGCCTTACTTATATCTTGATACTGGTCAATCAGTAAGTCTTTTACAGAATCAATCTTTTTTAGTTCAAACTCAATAACTGCTATACGAGAAAGTTTCTCATCAGTTGTCTTAAAATAGTTTGATATGTTCTGTAGTAATCCCATTATTTTATAAAATTAAATATAAATCTGATACAAACTTAACTATACCAAAAATTCTTTATCTTTAAACTTACAATTTTCAAAGTGAAAACGATGCATGGCATTAATTCCTCCAATCTTACCACAATGAGGACACATAACCTTTTCCCTGGGTTTTCTCATTTTAGTTAATTGTTCTTCATTAAAACCAACTATTTCATACCACAATTTTATCTTTTCTTTAGATTCGTCTTTGTGAGTTTTATCTTTCATAGGGCTTATTCTACCTTTTTGACCCTCTGAGTTCTTTCTTCTCCACTCTTCACTTTGGCCACCGTTTATTTCATAATACCTTTTATGACTATCCCTCATATTCTGCAAAGATTCTTCTGAATAAATTCCTGTTTTACCTTTATTCCAAGCTATTCTTCCTTTCCCTCCTTTTGATACATTGTCTTTATGTTCCTGAGTTAATTTCTTACCTGTTAATGCTAAAGATATTTTTCTTAACCACTCTTCTGTAAAAACAGGAATATAGCCTTTATTTCCTTGACCACCTGCAGTAATATTATAAAAAGTTTCTAAATTAACCGCATCAAATTCTTTTATGATAGCTTCTTCTCTAGAATATGCTTCCAAATGAGTATCACAATATTCTAATATCTCCCTTTTAAAATTTTTACGACCATACTTTTTAATTGCTTTCTCTAATACTAAACCCGACCCTAAATAGCCATCATTCAAATTTTTAGTAGTATGCTTACCTATATAAGCCTTATCATTAACAAGATTAGTAGTAATATAAACAAAATGTATCATACTTCAAAAGTTTTATCCCCAACCGTTATTTTTATTTTAGACGTTCTAATTACTTTTCTCTCCCTATCTAAACTATATTCAAATCTATTTGTATCTTTATTCCACTTTTGACCAGCAAAAATAGGTTGTATATCACACCTACAATAAGGGTGATTTGTTCCTAAAACCGCTTTCCAATCGTCTACTTTCCTCCCTATATTTGTTCCATTCTGAATTAATGTAGACAACTTAAAAATAATAGGTTCACTCCCTACCCCTTGAGTTAAATGTAATTTAAGACAATGGCGACAGGCTGAATCAAAAGTATGTTTCCAACACAATGCTTCATCTCCATACTTCCTTATTATTTCAGATGCCCTACCCTGTTCATATATGTTCTGCATCTCAGTCACAACTATTCTCTTCCAGTCTCTATCCCACTCACCAGTTCTATGACCTAAATCACTTACTACTGAAGCTATGCTTTTCCTGTTCTTAATGCCTTCTGAGATTGTTTCTGATATGATATTCTTCTTATTCTCCTCAAGCATTATATCTCTGGTAGCACCAACTACTTTGTTTGCAAGTCCCTTCAGATGATTATAGGTGATTTCCCTGCTTATCTTATACTCTGCTCTTTCTCTTTCTGATAGTGGTATAAATTGTCCCCTATCCAAATATTTCTCAAAATCTTCATTGGTTAACTCTTTTGTCTGTTTCTCTTCTAATACCGCAGTTAACCTCCCGAGCAGAAAGTTCCTCATAAATGGTGGATATTGTTCTTCTAACTTCTCAATATCTATACCATAGTTTGTCAGAAACAGTTTATCTTCATCAGATAACACTTCTGTCCCCAGTGATGTGAATATCATAAAAGAATAGTGATGTTGGATTATATCTACTATTCTCTGTATATCTGTTGTACTGAACATTACTTACTCTTTAGTTTTACAAGTTCTCTTGTTATGTCTACCATCATCTCTTTCATTTTATTCTCATGCATTTTGATTAGCCTATTTTCAATAGGTGCTTGAAGTGATGGGAAACGAATTGGGTCCTGATGTAAGTGTTCTTTACTCATTGTTTTTTATTTCTGGAGCGAGAGGTAGATTCGAACTACCGATCTTAAGATTATGAGTCTCATGTGTTAACCAACTGCACCATCTCGCACTATGTTTTATTTCATAAAATTGTCTGCTTCTGCTTTTCTTCTTCTTATCAGTCCATTACTCTTTTTGCCTTTTGCAGTGATATAATGATTACACCACCAATTGTATATTACTGATGGCTGTACCTTAGCATTAATATATGACATGATAGTTCTGCTTCCACCACAGTTATACCATAGTGACACCATAGAATCGAACTGGTTCTGTTTTATGTCTACAGTTAACTTTCTGTTAATATCATCATCAAACTTGTCAATGTCATGCATGAAATAAACTTCTGCCTGTTCTGTTGTACAAGTGTCTCCCATCTGGACGCTATTTCCATTTGGATAATATGTTGTTCCCCATCCAATAGTTGGCTTGCCACCTTCATCATGATAGGCTATCAATCTTAGTTGTTCAAACCCTTTTATAAATCTCTCCCCTGCTAGTGATAATGAATAGTGTCTCATCTATTACCAAATTTTAAATTGTACTGCGAACTTGAATATAGGGTGCTTGCTTAATGCAGGTATATATTCAATCTCTGGTGTGTATAACACATTCTTTTTTGTTTTGAATGTTATTCTACCATTAAGAGAAAACAAGTCTATATTCGCACCCAAACCACCTCCAATGAATAACATACTCTTTAGTGGTTGTTGTGGATTGTTATTAATCGTTTGCACTGCCATTTTCCATACATACTTTCCAACACTTGAAATAATTTGATTCTGAGTGATGCTGTCACGCAGTTCTAAGTATATCGTATCATTATCTAAGATGATTCTATTTATACCTGTTTTCTTAAAGAATGCCCTAATTATCTTTATAGAATCAGTATGTGACATTACTGTATCATGTACCCATATTTTCTTTGTAATAGTATCACTTTTTATTATTTTTTTATAAATAGTGTCTTTTACTTTAAATCTAATTGTATCGGTGTTTGTAATTTTTATTGTATCTGATTTCACTACTGGTGGTGCAGGGGTGAATATCTTGTTTAATCCCCAAAATGAAAATGCTCCCAATAAAAATATAAGAGCAACTCCAATCCATGTCCACGTTTTATTTGTCATGTTATTTTATTTTAAGAAAAATATCATCCACTTTACTTTTAATAGAATCCCAAATAGACCTGAATATACTTGTTCCAGTGATTCGACTTATATTCTCGTAAATTGATTTTAGTTCTGTTGCTCCTATAAATAGTGCTACTATACGAGGACATTCAACACCCTCAGCTATTATCTTTTGAAGTATATATGCTGCTATTATTGCCAATGAATAGAAAAAGAATTTCTCAATAGTCCTTCGCATCTTCTTAGCAGTAAAATGTTCTCCATCTCTATATGAAGCATAACCACCAGTAATGAAATCAAGTATTATAAGTCCAAATACTAGATACACATACTCTTTAATAGGTGCTAAGAATAAAAATACGAATGCTACGAGGGTGCTAAGTAATTCCTTGATGATATCTATCCAAGGTGTGAGTCTATATGGCATTGGGTTGGTCATGTTTATACTCATTGCTGTCCAAAATAATTGGAGACTCCATATTTCAGAAGTCTCCAAGATATTTAATTACTTAGGCTTTCGGAGGTTTTACAGCAAACTGTTTGCTGATATATACTACAAGTATTGCACCTAATCCATATAGAAGTGTTTTTATATCAACAAATGTACCTGTTAAAGTTGCTGCTGCTACAGTGGCAAAACTATTACCTATCATAATAACTGCACCCTTGATAATATCCTTCCAGTTAATAGCTCCTGCTACAGATGTTGTGACTAACCACATACTCTGACCTACATATACTAAAACTGTACCGAGTGTAGTAATCCCTAGTACTTCCCACCCTACTGTTGTGATAGGAAATCCTGATGCTTGTATAGTTGCTAATACAAACATAAATACTGTTGCTAATAATCCTTTTAAAATTGTTGTGTTCATAATTGTCTATTTTTAAGTTTTTACTTTATAAAATTAATAAAAATTCTTATTGTTTTAAAATTTTATTATATAAACTGTCATTTCAATTAATAGTATCTGCTTTTATTTTATTTATAATTCTTTTAAATAAGGTTAACTAATTAATAATCAACTAGTATTGTTTATAACAATTATAAATTAAGATTTATTTTAATAGAAACATAAGAACTATAGTTTTTTTATATTAATTTTACGGTCTAAAAACCAAAATAAACCAAAACCATGAAAAAGATCATTTTAATCACAGCACTGGTATTAGTCGCAATGAGTTTGTCGGCACAAGTAATTAATTATACAGAGTTGGCCAAATTCAACATCAACAAAGACAATGGATTTACGTCTTATGTTTCCAGTAACAATACTACATTCAGGGTTAATGACAGATTAACACTAAAAGACCAAACAAGTAGTAGGCTTAAATATATCTACCTGTATGAAGAATATTCCATTAGCGATGTTGTAATGTCAATGTCAACAAAATACCTTACAATCAATAGAATTACTGTTATTCACACTCCCTCCAATAGATTTGCCGTATTGTTTAATTGCAGCGACCCACAGGGGTTAAGTACTTATGTCATTAGCGTAGAGCAAGCCATCCTAGCCAAAGAGATCATATAGATAGGGTTATATATCGATCATATTATTAATTATTATCTTTACGTTCCCCTTACTACAATCGTATTTCTCTCTGATCCATATATCGTATGGATCAGAGGTTATGTCGTGGATATTTGTAGTTGTTCCCTTTTCTAATTCAAAAGACAAAAAATTCTGAAATAAACTCAATATTGTTCCTGCTAATCCTCCTGTTGCGCTAACTATTACTCTTGCAATACTTAATAGTGGTTTATTGCTATCATCTTTATAGTTGATATTAACACCCGTAATACCCTTATTTGAGGGAGGCATATGTATTTTGATGATAATTGAATCACCGTCATGTATTGACATTGTATGTGTTTCTTTCGTATCCATATAATATCCATTTTCTATCACATACGCCAAATACACGTCTGCATCCCCATAGTCTTGCGCTGGACTAGGATTATATGATACCGTCAAAGAATTTGTGCAACCCGACCCACCTGAAGGAATAGCAGTACAGCTACCATTAGCATTCGCATAAGCCTGTGAGTTATAATATACATCTAAATACGCCTGATTGTCCGCATCAGCCTGACTGAGGAATGATCCATACTTACCTGCGGATATGGAATATGTGACTATAGTTCCAGCATAGCCAGAAGAACAATCACTTTTTATTCTATCAAATGAGTAGGCACTGCTAGTATAATACGCTCCCGATCCCTCTATTATTCCCTGAACCACAACCGCATCATTGGTAGAATGCCATGTAAACGAATATGTTATTGTCTGACTATATCCAGATACTGAACTGTTATAGGTAAGTCCATTATTCCCAAATACATAAATTGTCGCACCGTTCCCATTACTTCCGCTATTTGCTGAACGTACCGTTACTATAATATTGTCTCCATCATTAACAGTAAAAGAACCAGAGGAATAGGTTGTGGCGGTAAGCATTAACGTATAATTTTTTTGAATTGTCATATACGCATCTGTAATCCAGCTATCTTCTGTAAATGACCAACTTAAGGTATTAAATGGTGTATGTCCGCTTGCCACTAAATCTATTTTAGGAATCCATTGGTTGTCGGTAAATGCACTTAAATATGAAGTATTTAAATCCAAATAATACAAAGCAGCCTGTTTTGTCATCCAATTAATTCCGCTGGGCATTGGAACTTTTTGATATAACCCACTGCCCTGAGCATCTGCAAAACTCACCCACTGGTCAGAAGTCAAATTACTCCATCCAATCTGAGCCTGACCAAACGAGCATAAAAACAGTAGGGTTATTAATAGTAACTTTCTCATAGTTAAAAGAATAAAAATCTGTGATGTTTCTTAATTCCGTTTAGTTTTTCCAAATATTCAACCCTCGCTGTAAGTTCCTGAATAGCTTTAATCTCTAATCCGTGTAAGGAATAAAGATTTATAGCATCTTTTTTTTCACCCATTAAAATATACCTAGAAACACTTGCTGGAATTTCATCAATGATAAATCCTAATGTTTCATTGATAGTTGGTTTAGTCTTGTAGTTAAAATCCCTTAGTTGAAATTTACTTAACTCAAATGTTGCCGAACCTGTCCAGTCTTTATGAACATTTTTTAAACTTCTGAGTGAGTTAAAACCACCCCCTGCTGCTGTAATTGAACCACCTAAAACTCCGTTTCCTGTTATGTTAAAATTAGCAGGTTGGGCAGAGGTTCCATTGTTTATGAATTTATTGATACCACCTATTAAGATTACATCGGAATTTAATGTACAGGTGTTTAGGGTTTTGGTTGAAGCTAGTCCTAGAAATGCAGAATACACATTACCGTTATTGGCATTGGTTATAATCTTTCCTCTTGGAATTGTCTCTCCGAAAGTAGTCACACTGTCAGCAACCCTTACATTACCCGAAGGCGTGACTTGTGCAAATGAAATTGTGCTAATAAATAGCAATAATATTAAAATCTTTTTCATGTTATTAATATAAGAATGAGATAGTTACGACATCATAAGCATATACAGGAAGTGTAACTTGAACTGTTGCGCCACTTACAGTATAATTTGCAGGGTCAAGTGTTGAACCATTTAGGGAAACCCTTACGCCTGTTGCATCTTTTGGTGTATTTGAAAGCGTGTTTACTTGACCTGTTGAACCACTTGCAGCTTCTGCAAATTTCTGAGTTTTGAGATGGTCGTTGTAAAGTGTAGGTTTGTTTTGAATAAAAGTACCTCCCGAAGTTGCATTCCAATCAATATAGGCTGCCGCTAAACCTGTTGATGTTCCAGTTAATGCACCTGTAAATCCAGTTGATGTAACAGAAGTTAGTCCTGCAATAGTTGTTGCTGTTGCACCTAATGCAATATTAGTTGAACCAATAGTAAGACTTGAATTAGTTAACCTTGCATTTGCTAAAGTTCCTGTCCATCCAACTGTTATACTTGCTGCATTTAATAGCGAAGTTGAAGCCGAACCTCCTAAAGTTAAAGTTACATTTGTATCGTCTGTTTTTGTCAAGGCATTACCTGTAATTACTGCGGCAGGTATTCTCTCCCAAATAGTACCATTGTAACTTGCGTCATCACCTACATTAAAGGCTATTCCACCTGCACCAAAATTTGTAGTACCTGCTGTTGTACACCTATAAAACCATCCTGCCGTTCCTGTGCCATTTGCAAGTGTCGGAGTGTTCGTATTTGCATTCCATGTTCCTTTATAAACTTGACTTGTTGCTACTGCCGCCCATGTTGCAACCCCTGAACCGTTTGTTTTTAGAAAGTATCCATCTACTGCACCTGTTGTTATAGTGATTACAGGTGTACTAATTGAGCTCGAAGCATTAAACTGACTAGCTGCAACGGTTGATGAAAAGGTGGCAACAACTCCATAAAGCATACCAGTCAAAGCCTGACCACTACCTGCTGATAGGGGGAGATAACCACCACTTACAGCAGGAGCAGCACCAATATATGATAAAACCGCAGTAGAATTAAACCTATAAACAGTTCCATCGGCAGCTTCCCCTAATATTCCATCTGTTAATCCTGATGCTTGAAGTCCTGTGAAATTACCCGCTACACCCTGCCATTGACCTGAATTATCAGCAACTCCGTGCAAAGCAAGAGCCCCAATACTATTATATGAAATAGTCTTAGCTGCTGAACCATTAAAAGTACCACCACTTGCATCACCTGAACCTGAATTGTTAAAGGTTAGGGAATTAGGAGTGTTAAAAGCAGGTAAAGCAGCACTAGTCCAAGCTGAACCATCTGAAGTTAATACGTTGCCACTTGTCGAGGGTGTTACGGCTGCAATAAAATCAGTTGTTGCCGAATTTGCAGCACTACCAAAAGTTCTGTAATTTAGTTTTGTGGCTAAAGATGAAGTTAGTCTGTCCCTACGAACATACCCATCAGTGCCTATACTGTCAGATTTATCCTTTTTTGATAATGCTTTAAAGTTGGTGTAAAACCCATAACCCGCTGTACTATCATTGCTTAGCTTGTAGCTACCTGCTGCTTGTTTATTATTAAATGTAGTCCAGTCGGCAGCACTTAAAGCACCTCTATTAGAAGCACTTGCAGTAGGTACTTGTAGGGTAATTACAGGTGTTGTAGTTCCCGTTGCTACTGTACTACTTAAATCTGTTCCTGTTGTACCTAAGGTTAAAGCAGCTACAGAAGTTACCGTACCACCACCATTAACTAAATCTATATACCCTGCTGCCAAAGCTGTAGTTATGGTATAAGAAGAAGTCAATGCAGTATTCACCCTCCATATTTTCTTAGTTGCTACATCATAAATTTCATTCCCTACCGAGAAGTTCTGATTTAGTGCAGTAGTAGCATTGGCTATTCTTACTGAGATAATAGGTGAAGTTTGAGCGTAAATGTTAACACTCAGTAAAACTGCTATTAAAAAACTTAGTATTTTTTTCATCTTAGTTCTGTATTTTTATTTTATCGTAAGTCCTTGTATCTGCCTGTAAGGTAATTGAGGTAGTGCCTACCCCTGACCAAATATCACTCGAAATTGAATTGCCATTGTAAAAAACGTTGGAAATATCTGTGAGTGGAAATGGGATCATAAAAGTAGTCACCCCAGAAGTTGTGACTGAGATTTCATACATTATTGAATAGGCTGTGGTTTTTACTCTCCCCCATTGAACTCCATTTGAGATAATCCAGTCACCTACCCCATAAGTTAGTCCTGATTGAGTTCCTGCCGTGTTTACAATATAGTACCAACCTTTAGTTGTGTCTGCGTTTGGGATAGAGGGTGTATTTGTAGCTGCATTGTAAACTCCTTGATATTTGACTGCACCTATTAAAGCTGCATTCATTTGAGATAGAGGTACTTTACCATTTACGAGTGAAGCCACACCGTTTAAAGCACCCCTGTCAGAAGTATTTATTTTGCTTAATGCCTTGAAATTGGTGTAAAAGCCTTTGTCTAACACACTATCGTTAGCTGCCTTATATAAAGTGCTATCTTTGCTTCCATCTGCCTTTAGAAACTCTGTATTTAAACCGTTTTCTGCTATGAAAGTTTTCCCTCTCACATTTCCTTTTAAATAGGTGTCAGTAGTCAAATCTGTACCTATGGTTGTCGTATTCGAACCATTACCTACTCCATATGTCCCTATCACTATTTCATTCTCAATACTATCAAGTTTGGCTCTTGTGAATGCCCCTATATAAATACAGTTGTTTAAATTTCTTGCCCCAGTAATTCCATCTGTTATATGACTCCCTGCTTCTTGTCCTACTGATGTATTATAATTCCCATTCTGGTTATGATACAGAGCTGAGTATCCATTGGCAGTATTACCATTGGCATACTTAGCTGATCTTAATGCATATGCTCCAGAGCCTGTATTATTTACTCCATATATAGTTATTGAATCCAGTGCAGCTGAACCAAGTGTTGTATTGTAGTTCAAGTCACTCTTCAAACCCATTGCCCCATTGAAGAAATATCCCTGCCCTGAATTAATAGAACCTGCAATGTTTATATTAGCATTCTGAGGTACTGTTTTTTGATTCCATATATAGAAGGTTGAACCTGTTGCTGGAGCTTTACCTGCTACCATTGCATCAACCTGTGCTTTCTTATATACAAGTAACATCACTGAATCAATATTGTGTTTCAACTTATCCATTGAAGCAAGATCAGTCCATTTATAGGTGACTCCTTTATATATCCATACAACTGAATCTAATGTGTTATAGCCAAATGAAGGGTTACTTATAGTCTTAAAAGTTGACCCTACTGGAGGATTCTTTTGTGAAAAAGAAAACGTTACTACCAATGATAGTAATAACGTTAAAAGTATTTTCTTCATATATTAGTATAGTTTAGTCTATTGTATTTCTTGTTTCAACCTTAGTCCACCCATCAGGCAAATCTTCGTATCTCAATGGATGCTTTAATTCCCATCCAATCCAAAGCCAACTTATTGCGAATATTATTAGTATTATCATTTAATAAGTTATTATTACCCCATTATGAAACAGGGGTGAACCATTGTGAAATACAGGACTAGCAAATGGATGCTGATCAACCATTAGTACTACTGATGTATAAGGTTGCAAGGTCACAGATATGGCGTATTTAGTTCCTTTCACATCAATCATTGGACGACTTAATGTTACTGTTTTTGCTGTTGTAGTGGCATTATATTCAAATTGCAAATCGTCTGTCATAGTAATTGCTTGAGGTGATTTGTGGGAATTGGCATCCTGACCTGAATAGGCCTGCCATTGTGTAAGTGTGTAATGATATAGGGGATTACTCCACCCATTAGGCTGAAGATAAAACGTCTGATTATCATCTATTGGTCTTGCGTAATAATTATTATCAAACGTACCCATCGTTGGAAGTGTCGCCTGTAAAGTTATTAAATTTACAACATACTGATTTGCATCTTTAGACAAAAATATATTGTTCGTAAGTAAACAATTTGTAATAGCATCATTAGTAGCATCATCCTGTGTGTAAAATTGTATCTTATTATTGTAAACAGTGTTACTAGTAATTGTGATATAACTTGCATTATGAAGCAAAATACCATTACCCGCACAATTAGCCATTGTGTTGTCCGTTATTTCTACATTTTTAGCATTGTCATCCATATAAATACCATTGGCAGGAGTGTAACTTGTACTATTGGTTCCTGCAAAAGCTCCAATCCCGTTTAATACAATATTTCCTGTTATTACGTTACCATAAGATAAACCGCCTGTATATATACCGCCTCCATCTTGAAGAACTGTACAAAAAGTATCTATAAAGTTATTTTTTATAAGTGCGGAATCCCCTGAAAAATATATTCCATTATAGCCTGTTTTTATGATTCTATTATATTCTATAATTAACCCCTTGTATGAATTTGCTTTCAAAATACCCACGCGACCGCTTACTCCAGTTTCACCCATTCCTGGATAAATTCCTGTATTTTGAATAGTATTATTTCTTATTGTAGAATATTCAACATCATAAATCAGATTAACGCCAGTACTATTTGAGTTTGATATGATACAATTTTCAATAGTACTATAAGGAGTACCTAATTGAATCCCTTCTATTCCACTAAAATTGACTGTGCAATTTTTTAAAATAATATCCCTCAACCCACCATATTCAGTAAGAATAGAATATCTATTGGCGCCCGTAAACGAAAGTCCATCGATGGTAATAAACGCAGCATGAATAGTCGCCAAAACATCCTGAGAAGCTACCTGTATATTTGTTGGAATGCTTGTACTATAAACTCTTATCTTTTTAGTAGAAGGGTTGTAATACCATTCATTTTGCTGATCAAGAGTTCGGGTATCGTTTTGAATAAAAAAACCAAAACCATCTGTTGGTGTAAAAGTACTTACGTATGGACTGTATGTTAATGTGTTTCCTGATTGAGATGTAACAAAAGATCTATCTAAAATCCATTGCACAGTACGTACAACTACCTCTGCCCCTGTCCAGTCAGTCGTACCTGTTAAACTACTGCTTGTAATTGAGGTTTTTCCAGAATGAGATTGATACGTTAAATATCCTCCATTAGCTGCATCAGCATTAGGATAACGCCCCATTGGAGTATTTACTCCATTTATAACAACCATATTGCAAGTTGAAAGCGTTGATACAGCTGAAGTGCTTTCCCAAATATTGCCACCTAAATTCGTCCAGGCAGTAACAGTAGTAAAACCTGTAATAATTGGATTTTCCCCCGTACCATAAGCTCCATAAATTATTGGATGTCCTGATGTCCCTGAGTTATGGGGAATTATTGTACCGATAAATGTTTCACCACGATTAAATAAAATCTGATCATCAGGGGCAAAAGTGGCTGCGTTGACTGCTGCTATGGTAGAATAATCGCCACCACTCGCAGCGACATGGTAAACAGCTGTCTGGCCTATCAAGCTAAAGAAAATAAATAATATTGTTAGTATCTTTTTCATGTTAATAATTTAGTATTTTTTTTACGGACACCTGATCAAAACATATTCCATTAGTATCATTAGTGACATCTACATTAGCCTGAAAATAAGGTGATATATGCGTACCGCTAGATTGAAAAATCACCGTATATAATGTCCATGATGAAGATGAAATTGTAAAAGGTGAGAATTGTGTCGAAGAGGCTTCAAACAACGCCCCTCCAGTGGCTTTAATGTTTTTAGCATAAAAGGACAAAACGTACCAATCACCACTTGTGGTGGGTACCATCTGCCATATTTGTCCACTAAGACCAGCAGCATTAGTTATACTTTGGCTTGAAGTTCCAGCGTATGGAGTGGCTGTGTTTTCAGAAAGATTACCGGCTATATAAGTCCAACTAGGAGCATTTCCTGCCACATACGTCCCTTCCACACTGCCATTAACTACTAATTCAGGGCCATAGAAGTAACCTGATGCAGAAACACTATCAGCAGCCCAAACAGGGCTTTTCCAGTAAGAATTAGATTTTACCCAAAGTCTTCCAGAAGTACTATCAATATATATATTTCCTGTAGCTGGTGGAGAGGCAAGAACACTTAAAGAATCAGCAAAACTACTACCATAACCTGCATGATCCAGTACATACTTAGGAGTGGCGTAACCACTACCATCAGTCTTGTTGCTATCGGCCTTTAGTGGAACCAAGCCTGATAGCTCAGTACCACTTGCAAGCGTGACCTCAATCAAGCCTACTCTGTGATTTGTAGCATATTTAGTACTGTCTTTTCTATTTAATTTTGTAAGTAAACTATCAGATAGATTTGTTATAGTTGATTGTGCCTGATTATGTGCTGTCGGAGTTCTTGAATCGCTTAGCCTGCTATCATTCCCTACAGCAGCGGTTGAAGAAGTTGTTCCAAATCCAGGAAAAGAAACCTTTGAATTAATGCGATTTGACAAAGATATTGTATCTATTGCATTTCCTGTAGCTAAATTATAAGCTACTCCTGCTTTATAGAAAAGAAAAACACCCCCAACTATACCCGTAGAATCAATTTGTGGGCCATGTACCCCTATCTGAAAAGAGCCAATTACTTTAACAGGTCCCATAAATAATCTATACCCTTGTTGTTTAGAACTATTGGGAAATGTAATTTGGGATATACCAAACAGTGGGAATAATAAAAATAATAGAATTAGCTTTTTCATATCACTAAAGTGTTACATTGATTTTTGCATTAACAATTTCTTCAGTTGTGCCTATAATTACGTCATAAACACTTCCGTTTAAGACATAAGCTACTGATCCTACGTTCTGTTTTACTCCCCCAAGGAATACCACAATATTACTAGGTTCTGTATTGATAGGTGGTGTAAAGTCGTTACCTGAAATAGTTGTATCACTATTAGCAACAAGGGTAGCAGTAGCTGTACATATTCCTCCTCCACTACCTGCCCCAGCACCTAACCAACTTGTATTCCAATAATTCACAAATGCTGCAACTGATGCAAACCCTGTAAGTGTACTATCTAAACAATTTCTATAATCAGTCTCTATGAATGGTGTACTCTCATCAGCGAATCTTATTCTTATGGTATTCCCACAAGTTGTCAATATAGGGTTAGCTCTGTTATATAGTATCCCATCTATCTTTCCTGTATCGAATGTGTACATGTTGGCCTATGTGTTGTTGTATTATCGGAATTTATTTGTTATTCACAGTATGACCTCTAACTTCTGATCTTTTAGAATCTTCATGTTGAGAAATATCTTCTGAAGTTATACCACCATATTCATTTCCATTTCTTTTAGATTTTATTCTGTATATAAAATCACCATCTTTAGTCTCAGTAACTTTTGTGACAGTACCCTTTAGATCAACCCCATTTGATTTAAATGATACTACATTATCAATTTCATATTCTGCCTTCTTAGCTTTCTTCTCAACAGGTTTCTCTTCTTTCTTTTTCTCACTGCTTGTTCCAGCTGTTGGACCTTCTGTAGGTTCTGTCACTTTACTTTTATCTTTATTATCCCAAGTTGACATTTTATCTTTCTCACCTTCTGGTGCCTTGAATGTGTCCTGTGCTTCCTCTGACTTCCTACGCTGTAGTTCTTTATGTGCTGCCTCTCTTACTGCAGGATCAGTAGATACCTTAGTAGCATTCATTAGGGCTGCCTCGGATGCCGTCTTAGCAGCTGTCCCCAGATCTTGTGGTTGTGCTGTAGCTTTACCCTGTTCAGCTCTCTTATCAAGTGCTGCTTTAGCTTCTGGGTTCTCAGGTTTACCTGGTGCATCGCCACTTTTTACTGGCACCCATCCTGTAGCTTCTTTTCTCATTTTAACACCACTCCACTCCCTTATCTCACCCATCTGAGCTAATTTGCCTTTTATAATGTCCTCTTTCATTTCATTGAATGTAGGTGCAAGATTTTTCTTAATTTGATCTTCTTGTTGTTGTTGTCCTTTTCTTATTTCGTCTTGGATATTCATTTTAATCAATATTTACGTTTTCTTCGATATATTTTAGACACTGCATAGTCAATGGATCGTCTTTACTCATCAGTGACTTCTTGAATGCCTGTGCTGGTGCACCTGATTGATCTTCCTGGTTGAACTTATCAAATGGATTTTGAGCACCTGCTTCTGGTTCACCTGTCATCTCATCTACTGCCTCGTTACTTCCCTGCCCACCCATCATCTTCATTTGTTGTGCCTGTAGATAAACTGGATTCAATATAGTGTCAGTCTTTTCATTGAAAGGTCTTCCCATCTCAGCTTCAAATGCTGCTTCAAATGGCATCTGACCTGAAGCTATCTTCTTAGCTATAAGGTCAACCAACTCCATCTCGTCCTGTGTATCAATACCAGTAAACACCAATTCATAGTCTGAATCTATCTCTGATACCAACCACTTGGTCAATACCTTTTCCCAGAATAGGAGTATTGGCTTCAACCCTTTCTTTTTACTATGCTGTATTCTTTCTTTCTGTCCTGCCTGACCAAATAACTGTGCTGACTTCTGGAACTGATAACCTAACTCTGAAGGATCAATAGTGAATACTGAGCATAACATAATAATAAGAAATTCCATCCATTGTTGGAACTCCATATCCTTATTTGTTCCCTGTAAATCTATCCATTCTAAGTCTATCCCACTGAAGATCGGTAATTTATGAGAATTTCCGACACCAGCTATCATCTGTCTCCATGTCTGTCTAAAATCATTCAGAACATCCATATTGACACCACCATCCTTAATATTTATGAATCCCTTAGGGTTACTACCCTGCTTAAAGAAGTTACCGTTGTATTGCATTCCCCACAACGACCAAGTGATAATATCCAGCAGCACCTCTACCTCAGATGTACCATATCCATTCTTATCAATAGATGTGGCTTTATTGCGTTGAGCATACATCAGCTCCCAAGGATAGTAAACTATCTCCTGTTTGGTTACTGGGTTGACCATCACGTTGCTCTGGTATACCTGAGCGTACCGTGGATACTGGCCAAACTGTTCTGTATACTTCTGCTTAGTCTGCTCTCTGAAACGTGGATCTATCGTCTCTAATATCCTTATAGTTGAAGCATCTATTGCTGTGTGTCCTATTAATTCAAATCTTCTGTTACGTTCACATTCAGCTGCCAACTGGTCATAGGTCATTGAATCTCTTAATGCTTTGCGGGTGAAATCTGCTAAGTCATCAGTAGTATCCCATTTACCTTTTAGTCCACCATTCTCTAAATAGTTGACTATATATTCTATTTTCTTCTTGTCTTCCCTGTTTTCTTTTTGTTTCCCAGTATCAAAAATAGATCTCTTCTTACGTATAGTATATCCCTCTGATTTATTGTCATTGGTGAAACGTAGGAAGTTCTGTACCTGGAATATTCTTGTATTTATGATAGACCCTACAATAGGTGTATCACCTACCTTCTTCAATACATCAAATGATACTCGCTTCCGTTGTTGCTTATACCCATTAGTTGAATAGTAAGCTTCAAAAGGATCGAATACGAATGACTTGATGTCCTTCTTCTTTTTATTCTTTTCTAACTCCTGTAGATAATTTTGAGCCTTGTAGATGTCATTAACATCAGTTGACATTAACTGCTTCTCCAGAAGGAGACTTTTCTCTATCTGGAGCTTAGCAGTTTGTTCGTCTATTTGTTCTATTTCTCTATTCATAATCTATCGATATCACTGACCATTCCTTCCTCGAAACTCGAAATTAGTGATATTCTTTTACGATGCTAATACAGTTACTGTGACTACATAACTCTTAGCTGCACCATTTGTTCCAGTCAATGCATAAGTTACTGGACTTGTGAAGTTGTTTGCAGTAGAAGCTGATGTTTGAGTGTCATTACCTATTTTAACAGTTGTGTTGGCTGTCTTAGTAAACGTTGCTATCAATGATGCTGGATTAGTTCCAAAAGGTACACTCAATGTAATAGTGCCTGCAGCTTGATCAATTACAATTGCTGTTGCTGAAGGTAATGTGAATGTCAATAACTGGATAGCAAGGTTATCTACAACTGCAGCTGCTCTGTCTGTGTAGGAAGTCAGTGTCAGGTTTAATGCTACTGCTTTTGCTTTGAACAGAGTTACTGTTGATTCCAGATAATCATGGAATAATCCTATTGCTTGTCCTGCTGAAAGTAGTCCTGGAGTTACTACTCCTGCTACTTCTGATTTAATCTCATTAATAAATAGGCGATCATTTGTACTGATGCCATTTGTCAAATAGGAAACTTTGAAGCTCTTGTCTATTGGACTAAATACGTATTGTTTCATTGTTTATATGTCTTTTAAATTATTGGTTGCGGAATTATTCTTTACTCGTCTGAAATACCTTTATCAAAGCCCTCTTTCTCTAAATCTTCCCAACTTTTAAATATAACAGGAGCACCTCTATTTGCTCTAAAATTTGCTCCGTCTTCATCCACACTTCTTACTTCATACTCTTTACCATCTTTATCAACAATAAAATCTCCAGCTTCAACATCGTCTAATTTATTGGTTGGATTTGTTTCTTTTTTATTTTCTACAGCATATAAATCATCATCGTCTCCAGAAGGAACTCTTCTCTCATCTTTTTTATCTTCTTTCTTAGTCCCAAACTTCTGCCCTACTCTCCCCAACTTCATATTCTCAGGAGTGTTCATGTAGGTTCCGCCTCTTGACTTCTGGATCTCTCCCTCCTTTGGTTCATCCCAAAGTATCTGAGCAGCCCTTACAAACATAAAGTCTTCTTGTAGATGACCCCCTGCATTAGCTGAGATAACTTTAATAGGTGAGAAAGATTTGATTTCATCAGCTACTGCCTTCATGATCTTATCTTTGTTCATAGCTTTATTATTATAGCCATGTTTTGCGTTAAAATTCTTCACATTAGCGCTATGCTCTTCAGATAATGCATCAAGCTCTTTTCTAAGAAGAACTTTCTTAGATTCTTCTGGTTCTGCTTTGATCTTATCTAAAACAACTCTTCTTTTTGCTTCGTGTTCTGTATTCAGCTTCTCGCCTTCACTAGCGTACTTGTCTCTATCACTTACTGCATCAAGTTCATCTTTATCTTTAGTCTTATTAGCTTTTACTTCAACCCAATCTTTATGGGAATTTCCTGTCTCAGACACTTTTCGCCAGATCACTCCCGAAGGCGAAGTGTGAATAGTTCCAATAGGGGATTTCTTGCCCTTTTCGATATCATTATCCAAACTCTTTGTGATCTCGTTCATGTTCTCCTCAGCAAATAGCTTTACTTGTTCGTAGGTGAATGCTTCTACCTCATTGAGTTTGATCTTTCTGTCAAGATCGTCTTTATGGATTGTTTCCATTAAATTGTCTGTTATTGAATTAACAAAATACATTTTGAGTTTATAAAATTAAATAAATTAATTGTAAAAATAAAATTTATCATAAAATAAAGAAAGGGAACCAATCCTTGACTGATTCCCCATTCCCGAATTTAAGCTACTGCTTTCAACTCTTGAAACATTGGTATTGTTTTGCCTTTTATGGCCTAGCAACTTCTTTTTGTTATCCTCTCATATGCAATCGAAAATTCTTTATGCCCCTAGTATTAATTAATATTTGAGGGAAACAATCGTTAGTTAATCTTCCCTCGATCATGGCAACTGATCTCGTGGAGCATCTGGGATTCAAACCCAGGTCTTGCATTTAAGCCAATAATCTCACTGCTAGTATTTTTAAATAACTTTAAGCAGATCCATCTTGGAAGCCTTTGCTTTCTCACTGTGTTGTGTGATACCTACTTAATGTGTATAAGCAATAGGACTCGAACCTATGATCTCTACATCCCAAATGTAGCGGGTTACCAACTCCCCTATGCCTATATTTGTAAATGGAGTAGCTGATTGCTATCGTTTGTTCTACTCCATTTATTTTTGTTCATAAATCCTGTGAATTAATTGTTCTTATTTATAAAAGCTAAACACTTTAAGAAGGCATAAAATTAAATAAAATATCTTTCACTTTTATATTTTATTTAAAATTTATCCTTATTTATAATAGTTTTAACTAAAGAATGGGTAGAAGCAGCCCTGTGACTTAGTTATTCCTCTTTCACCTACCCAAATGTCTATAATCCAAAAACCTGTATGTGCTGAAATTCTCTTTGCCCTCATCCACTTACTTTGTTTTTCTATACACCCTGCACCGTAGCAATGTATGTTCCGTTCAAACACATATACTGCCTTGTGAACATGACCTAATAGTAGTAGACTTGGCTTCTCCCCACCTGTAAAACTTTCAACCACCTTTTGTATCCGGTAAGATGTTGCGTAGGAGGAGCTATCCTCTCCATGCCATAATTTAATTATTGCTCTCCCACCCAGATTTATATCTCCTTCATCATGACCTAAAAAAGTAGCATTAGGTAACATCTCGCATATATCTTTTACGATCAATGCACCATTGGATTTTATAAACCATCTGTCGTGGTTGCCATCTATCATATAAATTTTACCATCCCACTTACTGAAGATGTCTACTGCCTCTCTTCTTTGTTGGTCATAACCCAGTTGGTCTAACTCGTATATCTGACCAGGTCGATTTGACATACCCTCAGTTACATCTCCTGCATGGCATATGAAATCTACTTTCTCCTTCTTAAATTCTTCAAATGCTTGGAATAGTTCTTGTTTATTGAAATACTTGCTCCCTATATGTGTATCTGCAAGTAAACCTATCCTTATATGATCACCCTCAAAGTCTACCAGTGTAGCATTCTGCTTAGCTGTTATCCCTGTACCATTTGCTATTGACTGTAGCTCGGCAGGTGTATACATCTCTGATATCTTCTTCAGTAAAGGATGCTTGTCAAGACTAAATTGACTTTCTAACATCCCTGTTTCTACTTTCTCTTCTTGTTTCTCTCTTTTCTCTCTATCATCTGACCCATTACAACCTTGATAATATTGAATGAGTTTTCTTACTCCATTCAAAGTATCCCAAACATTAGGGTTCTCTTTAAATATAAGTTTTGCTACTCCATTCTTACTTAAATCTGGATAATCTTTTAAATATTTCTTAATTATGTCTGATTTACTCATTACTTTTATTTAATAATCTATCGAAATAAACATGTCTAACAGTGTTAAATCTATTATTGGTATATTTATATTGATATACTCTTAACCTTTGTTAGACCTCATTAAAAACAAAAAGAGATACAGTTACCATTGTCTATAGTCGCTGTATCTCTCTTAATTACTTCAGTTTCTTCATCTATTGTTGGTCTATTCCCAAAATTGATTTTATAAAATTAAATAAAATTATTACATAACCAAAATTATTTTTATTTATAGCAACTCATTCCCTTTCTTACTTAGTTTCTCATTCAATACCCTTACTGCATTGTCGTCGCCGAATATCTCTTTAAATCTGTCAATCATAACTACGACAGTTTGTATTTGTTCGTAATGAGTGCATGAAGCAATATTTCTCTCAATATATTCAAATATACTTAATAGTGTTACAACTGGTTTAATAGGTACGTTCACTTCATCGTAAATACTGTATCCTTCAGTTATATCTCCCTTAATATGAATTGTTATCTTATCATTCATTATCTGCTCTTTTTATTTTGTTCATGTAACTCATCTTCTTTCTGTTTCTCTGCCATCTTAATAATGAACTCTTTCAACTCCCTATACTGTTTAATAGATAAACTGGATATAGTGGCTTGCCTGTCAGGTTTACTAAATAATGCTGTCATCTTCTCCCTTTCTTTTTATTTCATCATCATTACTTACACTTATCAATAGGAATACAAATACCAGAAACATATAAATCCATACTATTTCCTTATCTGCACCCTGAAAATACAAATATACTTCCTTAATACAACAAAGTATTGCTAATGCTAAACTTATCCATTTAATAATTATCCTTTTCATCTCTTCACTCTCTTTCTTATTAGTGTTACTGGTTTATCCACATTTAACATAAATTCTTTATTCCAACAAGCGTTTGTCTTTTCATCCCTAATTAGGATAAACTTAGTCTCAGTCACAACCAGTAGTGAATTGTCTTTGCCTTCATATGTTTTTCCACCTGATAATTGAATATCAGCTAATCTCCAGAACTTAGTCTTCATACTCTTCTCTTTCTTATTAACAAGTTAGATCTTTTTAGTGTACCACAATAAAGATAAAAACCTGACTTAGCGACAACCATTGTACTATCATCTTTAGTGTAAACTTTGTTCCCATCAAGATTACACGTTAATATCAAATTCCAAAACTTAGTTTTCATGTTGTACCATTAAATAGTCGTTCCAAATCTTCATCCTCTTGATGTGGTTCATCCTTCTTTATTATTTCTTTAAAGATGTAAGAATGTTCATTGTGTTCACATCTTTTCATTCTCCCCGATAGACTGCAAGTTGAGATTAAATAACCCTCATAATAACATCCAATACAAGAATCTATAATCTGTGTTGGAACTAATTCAAATGTCATAATTCCATCTTTCACTATTTTATTCTTTTTCATCCTCTCTGTTCCTCCAACCGTTTTATAAATGCCTCGAAGTCCCTCTTTACTTTCCTTATAGCATTCTTTTCATTCAATGCCCAGATATATATAGCATTGGGATCATAGTCTGCCTTATGTGTTATTTCAGCTCCTAACCTTGCTTCTTTACTTTGATTTGGGTATAGGAATGGATTAATATAGTTCTTGACCTTAGCTGCCTTTACAAAGGACATAGTTGCCTTAGATTTAATTGGCACCTGATATGCTGTCCAGTCGCTTGGATTCACCCCAAATAGGATCAGTCCTGGTTTCTTTATGATGCTCTGCTTTAGGGTGTACTCTTTGTTCATCTCAGCTACAAGGTGTGTAGTGTAGTGATGAAGTACTGGTAATGGTGTCTCTAGTTCTAACATTTTCTTCTCTTTTATTTTAAGATCCAGTAATAAAGAAATGCAAATCCCCATGCTACTAAGTATATAAATACATTAGATAGAATAGCAGTTAAAGATTCTTCAATTGCATCTTTGAACTCTTTGTTCTCTGTCTTTTTATAAGTGAACTTCAATAACTGCAGAATCAATACTACTCCTAGAATTTGAAGGAAGGAGAATTGTGTGATAAAATTCAATTGATAAAGTGTAGCAATTGAAATAATGATGTGAACTCCTAATAGGGTCACAAGTGCTGACAAAATTATTGTCAAAATAAATGCTGTTAATTGTCCTAATGATTTCATTTTCTCTTCTCTTTTTATTTTGAATGCTTAAAATTAAATATAATTCTGATACCTTTTATTTTTAGTGCTTATTTATAAACGTTTTAGTTAACCTACATCCATCGGAATCCACAATCCTTACAAGTACAAGTCCCATAATTATCTTCTTTAGTACGATCACTCTTACACTCAGGACACTTTTGATTTTCCTCTTCCAATTTATATTCTCTCTTCTCTTTATCTTCCAAGTACCCATTCACTTGGCTTGTACTCAATTGAAATAAAGAACGATCATTTAGCCACCTTGTATAATCATCCAACAACTCCATTGCTTCTACTTTCTTTATCATCTTGCTCTCTTTTTAGATTTACGTTTTGCTTTTAGTTTACTGAATGTTTCTTTGGCTTTGTTATGATTTACTTCAGCTTCCTTATCAGTCATACAAACTTGATTATCGTCTTTGTATCCTTTGGGACAGGTTAATTTATATGACTTCATCTATTATTCTCCTTTCTGATAGTCAACAAGTATAGATACACCACTTTGTCTTAATTCAATATACTTGTCAGTGATTACATAACTAAATGATAAGTGTCTATCAAAAATGTTTGTTATAATAGAAATTAACTTATTTTTTAGTTCTATTGTTTCATATAGAGACTTACAGCTGACTATGTCTTTACCAAATATAAGTTTACTTCCATAATCTTTCACTGATATAACTTTCTGAATTTTATACAATGAAACAATGAATCCCTTTGCTTGAATATCACTGTCTGCTTTTTGGCTCTCCTTCTTCTCTTCTTTCTTGACACGATATTTACAACCGTCCCAACTCCAAAGTGGTGTATCAGTTATCCAATTATCTTCATCGTCAAAAGTCCATTCAATATTACTTTCACTTTTCAGTTTTCCATTCCAAGCTCTTTTAATAGTAAGTCTTCTTTGATATTCAGATTTATCTGGCAGCTCTTCTTCTTTTACTCTGTAATCACATACATCCCATTCCCAACTAGGATAGCTTTGTCCTCCTACAAAATGATAATCTAACCACTCAATCTTTGTATGATGTAGGAATCTGAATTCAATATTGCATTCTTTCCCTTTCTTTTTATTCCACTTCTCTTCAATCTTTCTTCTTCTGGTAAACTCTTCTACTGTCTGAGATACTTCCTCCTGCAGTTTATCTAATACCCTTTGAAATTGATCGTCGATAACACATTTACAATTCATTGAAAGATCAATAGGTGGCTGGCTATTCATTAATGCTTCTGCATACGAATCCAGTTTGCTCTCTTCTTTCTCTTCTGTGATCTCAATGTTGATCCCTTTGTACTTTATTTTCATGGCTTATTTCTTTATAAAAATTGAATATCCTTTATCCCACCACTCATTCTCTCTGTAACTCCAAAACTTAATAGAAGGTACTGAATACCCTTCTTCAGTAACAATGTTATTGTCTTGCATTGTTATCCATTCATTATCATCAAAGTTTTCATGTGTTATCTTTTTGCCTTGTTGCATAAGATAAATTGCTTGCTCTTTTGTCATTTCATTTTCTCCTTTTTCTTTTGTCTTGTCCTACAGGGAAAATCCTGACTCGGCGATTGATTATTAATTAGATACAGTTCTATTATATATTAAGATTTTGGTAAATAGTATCGCCTTGAGAAGTAACCTGGAGTGTCAAATTCCATATTGTCACTATTTAAGAAACGAAATCCTTCGTATCCGTTGCACGTATGCAATACTTTTTGAATCATTTCACATATCCCTGCTTTATAATCCTTTGTTGCATCATCATCTGTTCTTTCAAGTTGTTTATTTGCGTAATCCAACAACAACTGCACTGAAACTGTTTTATTTGCTGCCATGATATTCTTGTTTTAAATTATGGCTTAAAATTAATATAAAAACCATTACAAACTTAACTATTAATAAAAATAATCATAATTTATAATGGTTTTAAATAAGAAACATGGTTAACTCATTAATTATCACTTAGTCTTCTTTCCCTCTTCTAATTCGCCTTGTATCATTTTAATTAATTGCTCCCGTTTAGTCTTGACCAACTCAGCTTGTTTGAATGGTATCTCCTCATATTCTACCAGGTCATCTGTCCTCTCTGCGGGTTTAGTTGATTGGTAGGTGCTTATCTCATTCCAGTCATAGTTCCTTATTAAATCCATAGTCTGAGGTGGCTGACCATGATTATTTAGCTTCTTAAACCCATTAAAGTCCTTATAGAAACTATTGACCAGTGATGTCATTATCATATTGGGATTCAGGTTCATCTTAGCTGCTACAAGATATACTGGTATCATATTAATAGGTATCTTCCTACTTATCTCTTGTATAGTTTGGCTTGCCTGTATAGAAGCATTAATATCTATCTTACCATCTATAGTTAATAGGATCTGGTCACCCTTTATTTCTTTCCTTGCCTGTTCTACTATTGCCCTTATCTCCCTACTATAAGCTAATAGGTCATCTTTTTTAATGTCTGGAAGGTTTGATATATCGGTGAATAGTTTTACGAACTTAGCATGTAGCATAGCTAATGTCTCCATACGTCCCGCATCTGTAGCCAAGTAATGGTTCTTACTACTGCTTATGAACTCTGTCCTCTTCTTTTCTATTATGTCTTTATTGCGTAGGAAGAACTTATATAATGCTTGTATATCAGCCGAGTAACCCCAATCTAATACCTTCTGGTGTACCTCTTCATGTGTCATATACTTACCATACAAGTCGATAAGATCAGCCTGTCTCCACTCGTATATGTTTTTACCAGCCCTTGGTCGGATGTATTGCAACCATTTAAATTTTAGTCTTGATTTTTGGAGTTTCCTATCCATCATAACCACACATATCTCCTTCAATCTTACCAGGTCTGTCTCACATATATTTGCCTCCTTTGCTCGTTTAACGGGAACTCCATTAAGCATCATACAATCAATGTGTACTATTTCCTTATTCACCTGATTTATAAAGCTAAAATACCTGCTTTTATCCTCTACTATCAATTTACTGATCTCTAACCACTTGATATACACCTCTTTAATATCATCAGGTGCGTCCTTCATCTCCTCAGGAATTACCATAATAATCCCCTCGCTCCCATTAACTGTGTCAAATTCTTCCTTCTCTATATCTTCTATACTCATCTATTATGTTTTTGACTTAGTTTATTGTGTTTTAGTTTACCCTTTTATTCTTTTACAGTATTTAAAATAGTTACTGCAATTGCTACTTGTTCTTCGGTTAATCCTTCCATAGAATTACACTGTATGAAGTGATCTTTGTGTTCTAATAACATATCTGTGTCATCATCCAATATTATATAATTCCACTCTTTCCCTATTTCTTTTCTTTTCCAATCCTTACCATTATTTGAATGTATGTTTGTATCTATCCACTGTTTTATTTCTACTCCTCTTGGAATAGATAAATGAACACCCTTCTCAATATAGTGGTAAGCTCTTATTGTTATCCCTATTATTCTTTTACTGAATAAGAAGCCTTTCTTGGTCATGTATTCTCTTGTCTCTTCTAAATCAGACTTTCTCCAACAAGAAGTTAATACAATCTCAGCATCTGTAGCAGCTAAAATATCTGATAATAATTCTTGTTTTTTATCTGATAATCCCCATAATCCACCGCTGTCATCTGCTATTGCAATTACCCCATCAATATCAAGAAATATTATCTTTCTCATCCTCTTTTTATTTTTCTTGTGGTTCATCAAATGGTGTGCCAAAATCACTTACCTTTGTTATCTTTATTCCTCTTTCTACTTCTTTCTTAATGAATAGTTCTTTATACTTCTGATATTCCCTAACCCAACCAGTTAATCCACATTCCTTTAACTTCATAAAGGTTATTATCCTATACACAGTTTCAAGCAGCTTATCTGCAGCACTTATCTGATCATTCATCTTCTTTAGTTGTTCTTCACTCATATTCTTTTATTTTTATTCATCTTCATCATTATCAAACAAATCAATTGAAAATTCATTCACCTTCACTCTTTTCATTTTCTCTGAAATATTCCATCAAATTTGGTCCCAACTTTTCAATAGCTATATTAATCTTTGGTCTATAACACTTTTCAAGATCATAAATCATTGATTCAATAAAACACAATACATTGTATATCTCTTCATTTGATGATTTGTTATTTACTTTAAATCGCTTTATACTGCCTGACTCTTCAACTTCCCTAATCAGCTTTATTATTTCTTTCTTATCCATCTCCCTACCCTTTATTTATTTTCTCCAACTCAGCCCTTAATTCTTGATCAACCAATAGATACTCTTCATATGTAATGATATTGTTTAGATATCTAATACAATTGTACATTGTTTTAAAGTCCAACCCTATCCTCTTGAACCCATTAGTTATTCTCTTCATAGTCGTATGTCTTTGGTATCATGTACGAGTTACTCTTCTCTTCTATCTCTCTTCTTAGTTCTTCTTCATATGCCAATCTTTGTTCCAGACTTCCCTTCCCCAGATGCTCTTCCTTTAATTCAGTAGAGCCCATCTCTTTCTGTGTTTCAATGTCAAGCTGTTTCATAAGATAAGTTTTAAATTCTAACTGCTCTGATATTCTGTTATCATAATCGTTTAAAAGATTCAATGATTCAAGAAACTCTTTATTTGGTTTCCGCTTTATAATGTTTTTACATCCATCAAATATATCTATATTTATCTCTGCTCTCCTTAATAATCTTTCTACTATTTGTCTATCTGTCATCCCTGTTTGTTTTTAATTGTTGTAGTGAATAATGGACTCGAACCATTGACCTTCTGTGTATCGGACAGATACTCTAACCAACTGAGTTAATTCACTTCTTCTTTAATTGTTTTCTTTCCCGCTCTCTTCTTTCTCTTCTAGACTCCTTTATACCTTGTTTAAAATTACTTGCACTTATTGTTAGTGTGCTCTCTGTAATAGGTTTTATATCATCAAGATTTTGTAGAAATCCATATGGTACACCACTTTCAATATTCTCTATGGTTTCTTTAGATAGTTCTGTTTCTTTCATATTGATTTTCCTTTATAATTTTCCAAAAACTTCCTTTTCTCTTCTTCAATATCGCAACCCTTATCTCTAAGTATTACTAAGCTGCCAATTTGTATCTTAATCTTATCATCAATAGGTGGAGACATTGCAATTGCCTTCTCTCGTCCCTTCTTCCACTTTACTAATGCTTCATCAAACTTTACTGCTCCCCGAGTATCTTTCCTCCTCGACTTCCATGTTGAATCTTTCATTTTTCTTCTCCCTTTCTATTTTTAACCTTAGTGAATTATTTTCACTCTCTATCATTCTTAATTTAACCTCTAATTGTTTGTTGACTAACTTTGAATATTCTTCCATTATATATCTTAACATTGAACCACTCATCCCAGAATTATCTTCAGCATACTCTAAATAGTTCTGTTCTATAAATTGCCTTGCTCTTATCATTGTTTTAAACGTGTTAGACAAAGTATTTTTATTTCTTAATGGATTATATCACTCTTTAAATAAAATGTATTAGAACTCTTTAGAATAAGTTTCTTGCATATAAATTGTTATATCACCTTACTCTTATTTAGAAGATAGTTCATTATTCGTTTTACTCTACTTGTCTTTTTCTCAACAAATATAAAGTACTTTCTGTCCCTTGCCTGTTTCATACATTCTCTTCTCTTTTCAGTAGGACATACGGAAGGCTTTCTATAGAAGCAACCAGTACATGAGAATTGCTCTACTTGTTTAAGTTCTATCTGTACCATAATGCTTATCTTTACTTACCATTTCAAAAACTTCTTTCTGAACTTCTGCCAGTTTCTCCATTGTTATATCTTTATCAAAGAAGATTCTCACCTCATATTCATCACAATTATTTGGCATGAATAAAAAGTAATAATCTTTAGATATTGCAGATTTATCAGTCCCCTTTACTATAGCATCATATTCTGCCATATTAGTTTTAGGTGGCAGCTTTACTACTATTACTGGTTTTCTCTCACCGTTTGGGTTGATTATTGTCTTTGTCATCTTATCAGTTTTTTGAGAACAATGCTGCAATGATTACAAATACTACTAAAATGAATATTCCTAAAGACAATCCAATCCACAATGGACTTAATACCCACCACCATGACCAATCAATCTGGTGAAGTAATTTAAGAACTATAAAAACAATTGTTAACAAGCCTGTGAAGCCTATTCCTGAACTTGATGATGAACTTGATCCTGACATACTCTTTACTTTTTATAGGTGATTTTAAGTGATTTAGGACTGTATCCTTTATTTATATAATTCTTTTTCATTACTTGTAGCAGGGCAAACGGTTTGTTCTCTTCAAGAATATTTACTGCCCTTGGTTGTAATACTGATGAACCATTAATGACTACTGACTTGTATAATATCTCTACCAGATCACCATGTGTTGGCTTCTCCTTCTTTGGTTCTATACCATGAGCTTTGTGTAGTCCAAACTCTCTTTTTTGTTTTTCAGTTACCATGATTATTCAGAATCAGATAAATCATCATCCCCAATCCACCACGTATCCAAATCACTATTTTCAGCCTTATAATGATCAGTATATAACTGTATAATAGTTACAATAGACCCTATTTTAAACTGATGGTGACAACTATTTGCTATCACTTTTACTTTGTCTCCTACTTTGTACTTCATCTTCTGTTCTTTTAAATTATGGCTTAAAATTAAATAAAATATTAATCACTTTTATCTTTTGTGTTAAAAATAATTCTTATTTATAAAGATTATTAATTACTTACCACATCCATCACTATCATTAAATCTTACTCTTCTAAGTTCTTCTCTTAAGAATTTAAGATAAGTTAGTCTTGCATATTCAACAGCATCTTCTACCTTTTTAAATTCCTTAGCAGGCACTTCCATATCTCCAGAGCGCATTGGATGATCTGTTACTAACCATCTACCAATAATAGAAGACTTGAATGATTTTGTGTCTTCATCATAATACTCAACTGGTTCTGATGAACAAAATACTTGTATAGGTAAAGCTACCTTGACATCCTGAAATCCCAATTCATCTGTAACTATTTCAAACTCCATCTTCTTTCTTCTTTTTAGAATAAATGTGTCTTACTACTTCCTTACCATTAATCATCTCTCTCTTCATACTGATATAAAGATTATATTCTCTCTCTTTAAGAATCTTTAATATTTCAGTAGCCTGTTTCCTGTTCTGATTGTTAATAAAATCTGTACCAATTTCAAAGTTAGCCATTAATAAGATTTAAGTCTTAAACCAAAATTTAATATTAAGAACATTTGCTCCAACCGCAGCTTTTGCAGGTGTTACAACCGTCGGTGTGAGTCAATTCTCCTCCGCATTCAGGGCAGACTCCTTTTTCTTGTTTTATATAATTCTTTAATACCCTTGAAACTACCTTATCAAAGGAAGTTACTATAGCATATGATTCAATATCTTCTATTATCCATTTAGGATCAATATGATGCCGTAACATCATAGAATACTTACGTGTACTTACCTGATCTATATTATCTATAAGATCAATGATATTTGGAATAGTATATGCCTTATCAGAATCAGGATCATTACCTACTAACTTATATATCCTACTCTTTATCTTAGTTACTGTCCCTTTAGTTATCTTAGTAGGGAATAGATGATTAGCTACCTCAGGGAATGCAAACACTTCGAAAGGCTTCCCGTTGTACTTACCTACCAATAGCATCCAATTCTGTTTTAGAGCTGTCTTATGGTATATATCACACTCCAACTTCTCAGGTCTTTTAACTGCATCAATATAATTAAACTCCTTAGTAGGTTCTGTTTGTGATACCAATATCCCTGACCTGCTTCCTTCTCTATATATTGTCATACCCTTACAACCTGACTCGTATGCAGCAAGATATATTTGGTTAACTGTTTCAACAGTTGTATTCTCTGGTATGTTGCAAGTGGCTGATATTGAATGGTCTACCCACTTTTGTATGCTTCCTTGCATCTTAACTTTATTAACCCAATTAACATCGTCAGAAGTTGCCTTGTAGTAGGGGGACTTAGTTATAAGTAGGTCTAACTCTTCCCGAGTATACATGTCAAGTGGCTTCTTGAAGTCCAAATTAAATAGTTCTGGACTTGTTTTATACCAGTTCACATCATACCACTCTTCAAACTTGTGGTGGAAAACATTATACTCAACAAACATTTCACCCTGTTCATCAGTGAAAGTTGCAAGAGCTTTATCGGTTGTTCTCCTTCTCCTTTTATAATATATTTTGAAGCAAGGTTCTACCCCTGAAGTAGTTTGGGTCATTAAAGAAACTGTACCTGCAGGTGCTATAGTGAGATTAGCAATATTCCTTCTCCCTGATTCTTTATATAGGCTACTTATAGTTATTGAATCTTGATTTATCTCATTCATTACTCTTTGTATGAATGGATTGTGCTTCTCTGCTTCTTCTGACCAATCCTTAAAACAACCTCTTTCACTTGCCATTACTATGGATGACATGTATGAGTTGACTGCTAAAGTTTTGTGCACGTTGGTTGAGAATTCAATAGCTCCTTCTGAACCATATACAAAATTCATAGCAGCCAACATATCTCCCTCTCCAGTTATACCTAACCCTGTTCTACGTCCCTCTACTGCTTGTTGTCTTATCTTTCTCCAGAGGTTCATCTCAACAGACTTTATATTATCTGACTCTGGATCATTTGCTATTTTATCTGTTATCTTATCTATCTTTTCTATTTCAAGATCAACAAGATCATCCATCAACCTTTGCGCTATCCTAACGTGTTGTTCAAATTGATGATAATTAAATGCACAGTTATCTTGAAATGGGTTTATAACATATGAATAAAGGTTTAAAAGGAGTAGTCTACAACTGTCGTATCTTGCCAAACTCAATTCAGAACATGGGTTAACACCTACTGTTTCGAACTGTTCATAACAATCTGCAGGGGACTCTGTGATAATTTTATCCCAAAACAAAATTCCTGGTTCTGCTGATTTCCAAGAATTATACATTAACTTATCCCACAGTTTCTTTGCCTTTATTTTCTTTACATAAACTATATCCCCTCTATGACTAAACTCATCATTGTAAAACATATGCTCTTCAAGTTTGTCATATTCCATTCTTGACCTATCAGTATATCCAGATATATCATAACCAATTGGAAATGTTTGGTAGAAATCAGCATCTCCCTTCACTGCATCCATAAACTCATCAGTAATACGTAAAGATATGTTAGCATCATTTATATTGCCACCCTCCAACTTGGAATCAATAAACCTTTCTGCATCTGGATGTTGACATGACATACTCAACATTAATGCCCCTCTTCTGTCACCCTGCCTTACTTCCTTGGTTGAATTAGAATACCTCTGTGCATATAATATTGACCCTGCCATATCAGATAGTACCGAGTTATTTGCCATTGAACCATTAGGTCTCAGATGTGATAAATCGTGTCCTACTCCACCCCTTCTCTTTGCTATCTGTACTTGTTCCTCATCTGCTCTCATTATTGAACCGTAGGAGTCACCGTTCTCCCCTATAACAAAACAATTAGACAGAGAGATAATAAGATTATCATTCCCTATACCTGTCATTGGACTGCCTTGTGGTACTATATACTTGAAGTCTTTGAATAGTTGGTAAATCTCTTCTTCTGAAATAGGGTGGGGATAATTCTTTTCTATCCTTGCAAATTCTTTCGCTAAACGTCGATGTATATCGTCAGGTGTTGATTCTAAAATATTTCCATGTTTGTCCTTCATAAAATATTTATCAATACAAACCTGGGAAGCTAAATTGTCTCCTTTAAAATATTCTAAAACTTTGGGTAGTATTTCTTCTTTAGTCATTCTTAGTTTTCTATTGGTTCAAACACTTCGACAGTTCTTATTCCATGATATATATCTTCATAATGAGGATATTTAATATTGATATTCATTGGATTAGGATCATGAACAATATTAAAATCTTTATCTACAACTACAGCATGTAATATACCACTCAACTCTCCATTGGTGTTATATTTAGGACTACACACTGTCGCATAAAATAAACCATTCACCCCATTAAACTCTTTTAATCTGTCAAGAGATGAATCTTTATGTGTCTTATCCCACATAATAGGGTTATAGAGTACTGTCTTCCATTTATAACCCTTTGAAGCGAAATATTCTTCAAATTTCTCCCACCATTCTGTTCCTAATTCAACAAACGGTGGAACATTCTCATATTCCTCATCAAACATACTTGCAATAGATGACTGCATACAATCTCCATGTCCAATGTCTACTATTCTTTGATATACTTTCTTCATTCTTAGTTCTGGTCTATCTTAGTTAATTTTTCTGAGTCTGTTATCCATATTACTGGCATACTTTGTGGTGCTACCTCTAACTGTATTGAATTTCTGTTCATGAAGTACTTCTTGCTGAATCCACTGTACATCCTACATAATTTATCTACCAACTCTTGGAACTTATCTGATGTCATACCAACAATAATAGGTTGTAGTTTATACTCTGCATCGACCTCTTTTATATGCTGTATCTGTGCCTGTAGATGTTCTTTAAGTGTTGCATCGCTTGGGAGATACTCTTGGAATGGTTCAAAGTCTGTTACATCCTTCCTATATCCCTTACTATCATCTATGTAGTATTTCATTCCTTATTTGAATTTATTGTTTATAGAATCCCGATATTTGTTTATCTTTTCCTTAAAATTCAAAAAGAATTCTTTACTTGTTTCATTCAATATACGAATAGTATTCTCAGTATCTTTAATTATTTCATCTACATTGGGATCATTATGCACATTAACAATCTCTTTTCTTTTTCTTTCCACTAATTTTTGTATCTCATCTTCAGTGTAAAGAACACCTGCTTCATTCAATAGGTATCTTACCCTCTTCTCTGTTTCTTTAATAGTAGGTGGAACAAACTCTTTTACTTTCTTCCATACGTTACCATTTTTGTCGTCTTTCAACATACTACAAATAGAATGTGTTAAATCTCCACATCTTTCTACACCATGTAAATCACATAATGAACAAGGATGATTTATGAGTTCATACTCTTCTTTCCCTATCTTTATTTTTAAATTATTAATCAAAAGCTTCATTCCTTCTCTCCTTTTTCTTTTATGTTGTATACTACACATTCTGTAGTAAGTAGTAGACCTGCTACACTGGCTGCGTTCTCCAGAGCAACCCGAGTTACCTTAGTAGGATCAATCACCCCTGTGTCAAAGAACAATTCATATTCTTCTGTGGCTACATTATAACCATGATCGATCACAAGTTCATTTGGGACGTTGATAACATTGTTAAGAATCACATCTTCTGGTAGTCCTGCATTACGCATTATCTGTCGGAAGGGTTCCTCTATGGCTTTCTTTATAATTGATACACCGAGTTTCTCATCCTCATTCTTTACTTTGACATCTTCAAGAACTTTGATACATCTCAGTAAAGCAACACCACCACCAGGAACTATACCTTCAGTTATGGCAGCCCTTGTAGCATTAAGTGCATCGTCGAAACGATCCTTACGCTCCTTCATATCAACCTCTGATGTTCCACCTACATATATTACTGCTACACCCCCTGCCATCTTAGCAAGACGTTCCTTGAACCGTTCTTCATCATATGGACTTGGTGCATGATCAATCTGTGATCTTATTTCTTCTACCCTCTTTTTTATTTCTTCTTTATTACCTTCACCACCTATAATAGTAGTACTGTTTGCTGAAATGATAGCCTTAGTTGCCGAACCTAATTGGTCGATGTTGATATCTTCTAACATCATCCCGAGGTTATCGTCTACCACTGTTCCACCTGTTAGTACTGCAATATCTGACATAGAGTCCTTACGACTTGAACCATATCCAGGAGCCTTCACTGCGCAAACTAATACATTACCCTTAACCTTATTTATGATAAGTATTTGTAGTGCTGTACTATCTATCTCGTCAGTTAGAATAAGTAATGGTCTCTTCAATTCCATACTTATTTCCAATGCCCTAATAAGCTCTTGTGCTAATGAGATTCTCTTATTGTTAAGTAGGATTAAAGGCTTGTCTAAGACAGCTTCATTCCTTGATTGATCAGTTATGAAATAGGGGGATAAGAATCCCTTAGGAAACTGCATACCTTCTACTACTGATAACTCAGTTTCATATCCAGAAGCTTCTTCAATCGAAATTACGCCATCTTTTGAAACTTTCTTAATTGCCTCTGATATATTTTTACCTATTTCCTCATCACCGTTTGCTGATATAGTGGCTACCCTTGCCATATCATCCAAATCAGTTAGTGGCTTAGAAATCTCTTTCAACTTCTCTACTACTACCTTTACTGCTTTATCTATTCCTCTTTTCAAATCCATTGGACTGGCACCTGAATTAAGGTGTTTCAATCCTGTAGTGAATATGATTTGAGCAAGTACTGTAGCAGTGGTTGTACCGTCTCCCGCATCTGAATTTGTTCGGTGTGCCACGGACTTGATCAATCTTGCCCCCATGTTTTCTATAGGATCATAAAGATCAATACTTCTCGCTACGGAGACGCCATCTTTTGTTATAATTGGTTCACCTCCATATTGTTCTATAATTACATTTCTACCCTTAGCTCCCAAAGTTACTTTGACAGCATCAGAAACTTTTATGATGCCTGCCTTTAGTCTTTGTCTGGCATCATCTTGAAACAAAATATCTTGTGATTGATTCATATATAAAATTAGTTGTTTTAGTTTAAAATCTGTCTTTCCAGATTGCCAGTCCTGATGTAATTAACTGTTTAATTTTAACTCTCTTCCGAGAACAAGTGCAGCACCAATTTCGCATTACACCCTAAGTATCAGACAGGAACACTTTTTAGAATTACCACACCTGCTGTTTATTTCTTCTTTACTTCTGGTTTCTTTGGTGCATTTGGATTTACAATATTAATCATTTTACCATTTGGAATATTCAGGTAATTTATGACACTTTCAAATAAAACAGAATCTGCATACGTTCCTGATTTGTCTTTAGGTCTGAATTTTCCAGATACTATCTTAATAGCTGCATCTATGCTTTGTGGTAACGCAGTTGTTTGATACACCTGTATACTGTCAGGTTGTTTCTGCTGTTGTGGTTGAACCTGTGCTAATGAGATTAAACTCATTGCGAGTAATACTAATAAAATTGATACTTTTCTCATTTTTCTGCTTTTATCTACTTATATAAATTGTTGCTTCTGGATACTCAATACATGCATTCAAATACTCTTCAACGAATGGAACAAAGTTCTCATACATACCCCATCCATTGTCTGAATTGAATTTCTTATAGATTTCTGGTTCTTCTTTTAGTCTCTTTAAACCTTCTGTTAATGGTTCAATCAACTGCTTAGCAGTAGTTATATCTACTTCTTCAGGTCTCCAAAGTGCATAATAAATTCCTGCCTTTGAAGCCATCTCACCAAGATTGTGAGTAATATTTGAAGTGAATACTTGTTCATCTTCATACTCAACTTCGCCACATTTTGCACATTTATGCAATGCTACTTTGTCATACAAACTTACATCTAAACTCATGATTAATTATATTTGTCGATTAAATATTCTTTCTGATCTTTATACGATGCTAAAAAATCTGCAACATAATTTCCGATTTCTTGTTCTGAATTACCCTTCTGGTGTCCTCTTACATGATTGAACTTCAACTTTAGTAGTGGTCTTATCTCAATCTCTTTGAGTATTGCTCTCCACATATCGGTATTTGCTACGCCATTAAAATCTGTCATCTGCCATCTTACCAGCCTCTTCTCTGTAAATGTTTTGATAATATACTCTGAGTCGCTAAAAATCTCTGCTTTGATAGGTTGGTCCTTACTGAGTGTCTGAAGCGCCATGTGAAGTGCTCTGCCTTCCATTCTGCTTATTGTGGTGTCTTTATAACCTGCTTGGAAATAGTGTTCTGTTTCTCCTTCAAGTATATATACACCTGCACCACCCATCCTTGTTTTGTGGTAAGTTGATCCGTCAACGAAAATTTTTACTTCTTGCATTACTCTTCTAATTTCTCTTCAAAGTGAGTAATCGACTTAATAAAATCTGGATCAAGTTTTACTTCTTCACGATCAACATCCTCATAACCATCTCCATCACTTATCTTAGACCACTCGGTGGTTACGATTTCTGTATAAGTGACTTTTGTTCCATCCCTACGTTCAACCTTCTTGTTCTTCAGTCTGCCTATGATGTGTACCACGTCTCCTTTGTGTAGGAGCTCAACTGCATTGTGGCATATACTGTTCCACATGATTATGTTGTGGAAGTTCTTGTCGACTTTCCTCTCTCCTATGTTGCCGTAGAAGTCTCTTGTCTTCAAAGAAAATTGGACTGACTTCTTGTTATTTGGAAATTCCTTTTCTACTGGATCATTGGCTACATAGCCGAGCATTATTACTAGATTTGTTGTTTGCATGTTCTATTCTTAGTTCAAATTTAGATTATATGGCAGTGGAATATACACTGATTTTTTAATAAAATCGTATTTACTTGTAATATCAACAGAATATCTCACCTTAAATCCATTACAATATTTGCATATATTACTGGAAGTTACCCATCTATTCAATTTATTATCAAATATCTGGGATGTCCCCTTTCCATTACATGGTAAGCACTTACTAATATTTGCCATTACTTTATTTTTTCAAATATAATATTATTTTCTTGATTCCTCAATGTTTTTGAATGATCATTTTTCCCTAAACTTATTTGAGTGGGTATTATATTAAAAGCCTTGCATTTTAATAAACCGATATAATTATCACAGTTTAAACATCTTAAATTTTGCATTACGCGAGTATTTTATTTTGTTTCTCGATAAGTCTTATCATTACAGCATCTTTTAATTTTTTATTTCTATAAAGAGCATTTGATTCTGCCCAAAATTCGTTATATTCTGTCATGGCATAGTCGGTATATAATTTTTTAAGTGACACGTCAACCATTACTTCAGAATATCTTTTTGCTATTTCCTTGTTAATTTTACTTTTTATTATTCTTGAATCAGCCTGTACTGCGTGTGTCCATTCATGCTCAATGACGTATTTTATTCTTTCTTCGTATGTCTCTGCATATTGAGAAGATGAAAAATATTCAGGTGATTCTCTTAACGCTTTCTGATATTCATGGAGTCTGTTTTTTAATTTCGGAATATCGCTATCCCATCCTAAATCTTTGTACTCCTTTATTTCTTTTTCAATATCAGATATATTTCTATTTATCCTAACATAGTTTGATGTGTTTTTATCAAACCCATTTTTGATTTCTTTTGTGTTTATACTCAACTCGGCATCATCCCTTATTGCTAAAACGCCACCTTCAGTCCATGTCTTATTTAAGTACTCAAACTTTTTAAGCGTTATTCCTGTTTCTTTTTTTAACACAATTAGCTCTTTATTTATAGTATTAATGTCATGTAACGTGAACCCATCAGCGTTTACAGATTTTGATATTGAATTATTCAAAATGAAATCTTCTGCTTTTATCATGTTACCCGAAGGAACAAATTCAACTGTATTAATCTTCAATTCTGCCTTTGGATATTCTTTCTTCTCCTCAACTTTTGGCTTGTCTTCTTTTATCACCTGCCAGTCATTATTTGAGTCACCAGTGTCTGATATCTTCTTGTACTGTTTGTCTCCATAAGTTCTGATAGTTCCAATAGGTAGCTTTCTTCCCTTCTCTATGTAGGAGTTGTCCACTCTTTCTCTTTGTGATGTGAATTCGTCCTGTATGTCCTTATGAATGTCAGTCATCTTATTAATTTAAACTCTGATTACAATCTTTACAAGGGTTCTCTTCATCTTCATAAAACTCTTCACATAATCTAAGATATTCTGTTTTGGCTACGTCTAAGATACCAATACCTTCATAAGTATTGTAGGATCCAAAGATAGTTGCTTGAACAGCTATAAATTCTGCCATGTCAGCTTTCTCTCCTTTTGGTGTTTCTTGAATTGTCTTCTGTATGAAATCAGAGACCTTATCTTTTAAACTTTTCTTTTCTGCCATATTCTATTTTATTAATTCGTTTACGATTGAATTGATAGCTTGATAATCCTTTACACGGTTGTGAGCCTTCTTGTGATTGATAACTGACATCACCGTACCATATTTGATATAATTCATGTAGACAAAAGGACGTGTAAATTTCTCAACTACAAATGCATTGAATTTAACTCCTTTGTACATGAAATCAAATCTTGAACCTTCACTATAGTTTTTACATTCACTTGGTGAACCAATTGAAAGAAAAGCTAATCCTATAAGTACATTTGTGTTTGACTTCTCAACTTCTATATCAATATCAGTGATAGGGAGATCAAAACCACCACACATAACTAATGCCATTGAACCACCTACGATGAAGTCTTTTACAAGATTATTTCTAAAATCTATGATGACTTCTTCTAACTCTTGAAACTTTAACTGTCTTTCTTCCATTTTCTTCTCGTTTTTGAATTATACCGTAAAATTAAATAAAATTTCAATACAAACCATTTTTATTATAAAATAACTCTTAATTTATAATCGTTTTAAATAAATTCCTCAATCAAGTCTTGCATATACTTCTGAGTATAAACCTCTTGATGTGCATTTACTTGGTCTGTCACCTTTCTCTTTTTAAGTAGCATCTTCCACATTTTATCGTCTATTGAACAGTTACCCAATAAATAATAAATACTCATCTTGTGTTCCTGACCATCACGATCTATACGAGAAGTTAACTGGTCGACGTCCGTCCAACGCCATGGTAATTCATATACCATCATATTGGAACATATGAATTGCAGTCCATCTACACCTACACCACCTGTGAGCATATTCATGAATAGTATACGTTTGCTATTCACTTGGAAGTCATCTACTATCTCTTGTCTCTTCTTAGGGTTGACATCTCCGATAAGGTGATCACATTTATATTTCTTGGATAGGAGTTTGATATTCTCAACATACAACCCTGCTACCACTAATTTCTCCGTAGAGGACTCTAAGAAGTCATCCAACCACTCAATCAACTCATTCATCTTGCCATCGGCAGAAAGTTTCCTGAGGGTATTTATAAGGACTAATTGCTCAGCATTCTCTGCACTATCAGCTTTCAATTGCCCTTGCTTTCTTCTTATGTAGGAGATCAAATCAACTTCTGCTGATTTATATTCTTTCTCGTTACTTATATCTACATTCAATATAGTTTCTTCCATGTCAGGAAGCTCAGTTAATACCTCTCTCTTTTGTACCCGGAAATAACATTGTTGTCTTAGTTTCTGATTTAGTTCAAGTGTGTTTGTCGCACCTGAAGTATCTATCCCATATTGGGTCTCTGTTGCTCCGCAGTATCTATATACAAAGTCTCTCCAATTACCAAATATAGAATCGAATTGGCTTATTATTCCGAGTGGTGTTATGATCTCTACAGGTCTGTTCATAATAGCAGTCCCTGTAAGTAGGAACCTGTAGTCTATCTTCTTTGAGAGCTTCTTAATAGCCTTTGTTCTTATTGCTGTGTTATTCTTTAGATATTGTGATTCATCAGCTATAAAACTCTTAAATAGGAGTCCATCCATCTGCTCGTACTTGTAGATTATCTTCTCTTTTTCCTCATCTTTTACTTTCTCAATGATCTTCTTACCTACAGCATTGTAAGTCATAATCAATACGTCAGCAGTGAAATCTGAGTCTTTGTTCTCTATTACTGATACCGATCTATTTGGGTTCACCCTCTTCCATTGTTTCTCCCAATTATACTTCACTGATGAGGGGACTACTGCTACGCAGGGAAATAGGTTCTCAAGCTCTATAGTGAATATAGTGGTGAATGTTTTGCCTGTTCCTTGCTCAGAGCCATTTATACATCTCTTGCTTATCAGATTGTATGCTATCCCTCTTATTTGATATGGTCTGGGATACAATAGTAATTGTTTAGATTGTTGTAAGGCTTCTAATTGTTCATTCAGTGATGGTATCCTTTGGTCTAACACCGTCTCTATATCATTTAATAGGATTATGTCGTTCTCTGGTGAACCTGTGTTAGACACGCTTAAATTAACTAATTCATATTTCTCAATAAGAGCTTTTACTTGTGTAGAAGAAGAAAAAGAAATAGGGGCATCCCAACACTTCTTATCCATATCATACTTCCTACCCACTATCTCTTTCACATCTGATATGAAATCTGAATTATATCTGGTAGTGAAGTATATTCTCTCATTCTTTATTATGTAGGAGCCAAGTGAACTCATAATGTCGAAATTTAATGTTAAAAATAAAAAGATTTGTACCGACATTTTTTGTCGGTCTACTTCCTACCCTTTAACTTATACTATAGAATATATAAATAATATATAATAATAATATAAGCATATATCCTAATAGTCTCTTATATGGGGTATTTTGTATATTATAATACCTAATTAGTAGATTATAGGGGCAAATTAATCTATTATAAGGGGTAATTAATATATTAATTGCCAAACTCTTTCTTAAGTTCATCAAAAACTGACTTTCTATACTCTTTAGACTCATCAGTAAGAAAGACCTTTACATGATTAATAGTAATGTATCTCTTATCAACTTCTTTCGGAGAATGAGACTTATAAGAATAAGTAACATCAATATATTTAAGATCCCTCAACTTACTTAGAATTTGACTGACCCTACTCTTACTTAACCCCATAAAATCAGCCAGCCATGCATTAGAAGCAAAGAACCCAAATTTTGTTTTACTGAAAGAATTTATTTCTGCCAGAACAAACTTCTCAGCTATTAATAAATCTTCTGCATTCCATATAGCAGCTGGAATCCAAATCCCTACAAATCCTCTTTCATTATTTTTTATTTCTTCCATTTTTATTTAAATAAAGTCATTAATTCTCGTCTTTTAATATTTTTAAATAGTTATCTTCATTAGTCCAACAAAGATCATTTAAAGGAACATTTTTTAATCTCTCATCACGTTTTTTACGCTTTTCATCATCTATAATTTTTTGTTTTTCCCACCTGTGTTGATCTTCAATAGAACTACAACTTGATTTATGACTATAATAAGATCTTATAAAAACAATTCCTTTAGAATCAACATAAGGGATATCACCTATAAAAACAACATTGAAACTTCTACCATGAACATTATTTCTGTATAAACCATCAAATGGTAAAAATCTTAAATTAGAAGATATCATTCTGTTGTATTTAGGTCTAAGAAAGAAAATTAAATATGATTCAAAGAATAGTGCTCTTTTCTTATTAACCTTTCTAATAAATATTTTATTGAAAATTTTGTTACTTGAAATGTGATCAACAAGCCTATGATTTACTTTAAAAGTCTGACCTACATAAACTATATCTTCATCATTTACTAGTAAATAAATAAAATATTGCCCTGGACAATCTATAAAGAATTCCTCTTTAGGGTTGATTTCAATGAATTTCTTTAAATTAATTTTACTGATGTTCATGTTTGATATTTTTAATTTATGTCACTAAATAAAAACCTAAAGGGTAATCGAGACGTGTGACACCGAAGTCGAAAGAGAGCTACTCCTGTCCCCTGAAAGGAATTATAAAATTAATATAAATTTTTGAATAATTAAAATTACTTCTTTTCCGCCTCTTTTCTTTGTCTTAGATATCCAACTATATCTGAAATGTCCCAGCCATCTCTATCATCTTCAAATATAGATGAGAAGTCGATATAGGAATTATCGCATCCCATATCATCTCCAGCAGGACTATGTTCAAGCATGGCAGACACTTCTTCAAACTTGTCTTCTTTAATAAGTTCTACTACTGTTTCTAGAATTTCAAGTGCTGCTTCTTTGCACTTTTCAAATTGAATCTTATAGATTTCTTTCTCTGAGACTCCGAATTGTTTCAGATATCTCTGCGTTTCTTCTTCAAATATTTTGTCCATCGCTTTTTATTTTTTAACAGGTTTTTCAGTTTTATACTTCCCGATTATATGGCTTCCAAATGGTGTATCTTGAAAATCAAGTAGTGAGTATTTGTCAATATTTTTAGGTCTGTGCTCCATGATCATATCTATCACGCTGTTTGGTGACTTATATTTTCTGTAAACAACACCATTTCTTTGCATTGATCTAATCTCTTCTTGATCGCAAGCATTCATCCACATTGTTGAAGTCTTTGGCTGGTAACAAACATAAACGGGATTAAGAAAACTGTGTGTAGATGAGAACTCAATATAATTATCTCCATATTGTATCTGGACGTAACTCATTTCTATATCTTTTTAAATTGTTCGATAGTCATTATCTTACACCCTACTTCTCTTGCTTTGACAGTCTTGGATGATTTTGAATTGAGATCTAAAACAACTAAATAAGTTGTGTTTTTAGATACACTGCTTACTATTTGACCACCCTGTGCAGTTATTTCATCCTCTAATTTTTTGTCACGCACTCCGGAAAAGCAGAAACTTAGATTCGCATATTTATTGCCTCTAACAACTTTTTCTGGTGTAGTGATATAACTTATAGGGATAGAAGTTTCCATGTGGGAGAACTTATCTAAACCATTGAGATAACATTGCGCTGTGGTGTCTGATACTCCTTTTATTTTTATAAGATCATAGGAGTTGACTTCACCAAAAACATACTTAGTTTCATCCAATATCAGTTGAGCAGTCTTTTCGCCTATACCACCTTCAAATACATCACATGCATACATCAGTCTTGCAAGTGGAACACCTGTTGACTTTAGTTTTTCAAACTGAGAAATAATAGTTTCAGCTGAAGTTTCACCTAACCCTGGGATGATAGAATATTGGAGCCTGTCCATATTTAAAATAGAATAAGGAGAAGTATAATCATTATTGAAAAGTGTCTGAATAGTTGGTCTTCCCATTTCTTCTATCTCTAAGGCAGTGAAGAAGTGTTCTAGTTTTGATACCAGCATCTGTTCGCAATCAGGATTAGAACAAATTAGTTCAACTTTATTTTCATCCCATTGCATTAATTCACCACAGGAAGGACAATAACCAATAGCTTCGTTAAAGCATATTAAGTTTGGATTAGCTCCTACTACCGCTTCAATTGCGATACAAGTTGATTTATAATGACTTTCATATAATTTCTGATCTTTGTATTCTGACTTAATAGGTAATTTGATACCTTCAACTTTTACTATCTTCGGTATTATCTCCCCAGATTTCTTTACTGTGATATTTACTCTATCACAAAGACACATATCAAGAAGAAATTTAGCATTATAAAAAGAAGCCTGTTTCACTTCTGTACCATTTATGATGACTGGTTCAAATGTTACTACACCCTTCAGTTTACCTTGTTTTGAGATAGTAAAATTATGACCAGTGATGACAGTATTAAACTCTTCTACCCACTTGTCAAGTTTCAATGCTCTTGCATATGCAGGGTTACCATTCAGTTCCCTACCGAGTTTGTTCCTTAAAGTGAATCTGTCAATATCAATAACAAGACCATCAATAGGATAAACCTTGTTATTTTCTTCATAAAATGCATCAAGAAATTCTTCTGTGAGATCTCCAAGTTCAATTACTGAATATTCAACGTTTGAACCGTATTCATCTTCTAAAACATTAAGTTGGTTGTGTTTATTACCAAATTCTTCAATACCGTCAAATATACTGTATCTTACAAAATCAATGTAGGAGAGTTCTCCAGTGGCATCATCCATATTTAGAAGACCTGACACTGTAGCATTGTTTAACTTGTAAACAGTTCCCCTTGGTGAAATCTTACCTTTGAAATGTTTATCCCAATTTTTTCTACTAATGATTGCTTCACCTACAGTGACTTCGTCAGAAACAGGTTTCATCTCAATAAGATTGAAATGTTTATCACAATCTTGGCCATATTCACCATCACCTCTTGTAGAGTAGGACTGGTTTCTACAATCGTTGAGAATAGAGATACCATTGTATTTAGGAGTGATGACAATCAATTCATCATCTTTGCAGCCAAGTGAGGATAACCAGTCTTTGATCTCTTGAACAGATTTACACTTGTTCATTGACATCATAGGGATAGCCAATTTACGCATCCTTGGGTTAGACTTAACTGTTTCGATGATACCCTTTTTGAATATAGGGTTGGTTGGATCAATCTCTTTTAGTTTGTCCAGTAGGAGATCATATTCTTGATCTGTGACTTGTTGGTTACCTGCTCGGTATTCTTCATTTAGGTAAGTGATCTCACCTACTAGTTCCGAAATTTGATTTGTGTCTTTCATTTGTTATTTCTTTTTATTTATTCCCAAAGTATTGTTATCAAGATCATAACCGAACTTTTTAGCTTCATCTTTTAATGGACTATAGTGATGATGATTATCACATTCTTTCCATAGTTTTTCAATTCTTTCAAAAATAACTTCTTTTGGTTCATCAATTAATTCAATAGTAACTTTGAATTTTCTAACTGAAACGTCACCATTAAAACAAGATGCATTTTCTTTTTTAAATTGATTTAGATAATAAGATGAACCAAGTAGGTTTTGAAATGTTTCAAATTCTAACTTTGTTTTAATTTCTTTTTGTTTAGTTTTCATCTTCCAACTCTCCGTAAATTTTATCTTCTTCAATTTGAATGTAGTGAGCAACTGCTTCTCTACTTGAATGTAAAGAGCCATCAATAATTCCAAAAATAAACTGTCTTACACTTCCGGCAGTGATCTTTGGTTTAATGTCTGAACTTGTTTCTTTAAGGTATGCCTTGATACCTTTAAGTTCTTCCTCTGTTAAGCTGAATGAGATTTTCATTTGTTGTTTCCTTTCATTATGTTTTCGTTCTTGTTCCAAAAGTGTAGAGTGACATCGATAAACATCAGTACTGCTACAAATAATAAGACAGCAACTATATCTGTATTGTTGTCTGCCCAAGTGAATAGGTTGTGTATCATGATTGATTAAAGATTAAAAGTTTCAACAAGTAAATCTTCAAAGTTTGAATCAGTAGGGATATCATTAATAAGTTCAGGATAAAATTCATTAAAATAATTCCAAAAAGTATCAACCCCCCACTCGCCTTCCCCTTCACATCCGTCACAGTCAACATTCATTGTTTTATTGGTGCTTCTTAGTGCATATCTTACAATTCTCTTGATAGGGAATTTCTTTTCAATATCTGAATTCAAATAGACGATTTCATTATTATCTAGGATATTCCCTGCTTTGTCCTTTAATGTTATTGTTGCCATGATGTTTAATTTTAAATTGTTTGAATTAATTATGCCATAAAATTAATATAAATATCGTTAGTTCTTATATCTTAATTAAAAATAAACTTAATTTATAAACATTATAAATAATACTGATTGATTATTAAGTAGTTAACTTTATTTAAAAGAGTTATAAATAAAATAAAAGCCTATAATCTGGGAGAAAATAGGCTTTAAAAAGTAACTAATAGACTATGTTAGAAGTTCTGCATCATCTTATAGGAAGCAACTTTGTGGTACATTTTGGCATTGCATTTCTCAAACTTGACTTTGTTGATCTTAGCAAATGCTCCACGCACCTCATCTCTGGTATATGATTTATCAAAATAGAGACGATTATTGTTCTCCAGACAAGTAACAACCCAGTCACCATCTGCAGGGATACATTTGGGCAGAAGAACTTGAACACAATCACAATGCTTACACTCGGTAACCTGATCCCTCTTATCAGCTGCAGATTCTGTAGTTACATATAACCTGCTGTGATCATATTCTGTTCGCCAACAGTTCTTAAGAATAAGTTGAGATATAGCATTAGAAATAGGTAGTAAATCATCTGCTGTGGCATTGAATTCCTTTCTTATCTCTCTGAAAGTGACTCTACCTTTACCAATGATGAATTCTTCAATTTTCATTTCAAACATTTTGTAATCCATAGTGATGACTGTTTTAAATAGGTGTTAACAAAATAAAAGGGAGAGACCACAATGACCTCTCCCCGATTATAAATTACTTCAATAATAATAATTGATTGAAAACTCTCTGTGCTGCTATGGATTCATCACCACCTAAGTTGATGCCAGCCATCTTCCTGTCTTCTGACTTGTAAGTCTTAACATTCTGGAAGTAGGAAGTAACACCATTATAAAGGTGTAGTGCTGAACCACGATGCAGATCTTGACCAGGAGCAGTCTCTATTGCCCTGAAAACGTCATCTAAGGTATTTCTCTTACGTGTTGAGATGCCATCAACAGTATTCATCATCTCTATTTCTTCTGCCGTTAGAAACGTGTTATGGATTATATTCTTGGCTACTGTTTCATTCAGTTGAAACTTGACAAGATGATTGAGGATCTCTTCAAACTCAGCATTATATTTGTAGGAGAGATCAAGTAACTTAGCACCTTCTTTAAGCCTGTCCGACATATTAGCTGTGTGCTTCAGATTGATTCTGTTGGTGGCACCTTTAAAAGAGGCATTGAGTGTATTGTTACAGACAACTCTTACATCGGTGAAATATAAGGAAAGAGCACCACCTGCATGTGAGTTGGTGAATACTAAGAACTTCTCAATGATGTCATCTGAACCATTTATTCTCATATAACCTGGAAGTTTAGCAGTAACGAAAGTAGTCTCGCCTTTGCCAAGTGCTCCAGCAGTTTCATATATGATGTCTGACTTGGCATTCACCAGTGAGTCCATATATTTGAATGCCTCTATGTTCTGCATCACAGTGTATTTGGATTGTGCTACTGAATAAAGGATGTCATGATTGTCGGTTCTAATTAAAGAGAAAGAAGAAGTAGGGATGAACTCATCATTGATATTGACAAAGTTTGGTATTTTCTCAACCTGATAATCGAGGTGAGCTATTTTAAGAACTTCATCTGAGTTCTTTGCTGTTTCAACTACTTGACCTAAATTGTGCCAAGCCTTTTGTTTGAGGAGATACAATGATGCTTCTCCTGTTTTTGAATCGATTGCTAAATTGTGTGCCATGATTACGAAATATTAAGTGAATGATTAATTAGTTTCTGATAAAATAACAATTTCCAAGTCTTCATTAAAGAAATATTCATCACGACAATCAAAATCATTGTAAGCTACAAGAGGGTGATCATCATCTTTATATTTCTTTTGAACAATATATTCAATATCATTAAATTCAAATATGTCATTTTTATGTAAATCTTTTATAGTTGCCATAACGAAATTATTAGTATTTGCTTCTTTTTCTGTTTTTACCCTGATCTGATTCTGGATCTTCAATCTCTTCTTTTGTTAATTCTGGAATAGATGTGAATGCATTCCAGAGACGTTTTATGAAGTTGAATATTGCTTTCATGATTAATAGTGTAAGAGGTGTTCTAACTGTAAAGCATTTAATGATAATAGGTAAATTCCATATCCTATTGCAAGAACTGCAAGTGCAAGAATTGTTGCTACTGTTTCAGGATGATTTTGAGTAAAATTTTTCATGATTAATGGTTTTTAATTATGCCATAAAATTAATATAAAAAACATTAGATCTTATATCTTATTTAATTATTTTTAAGAAAAACCTTAATTTATAACGATTATAAATAATAATCTAAACAAAGAAAGCATTAATCCGTTAAGAATCAATGCAATAATTAAAGAAATACGAAATATATTAATTTATCTTAATCCAACGAAATCCATTAAAAGTAAATTTGATTGAGACAAGTTCATTGATTTTTGATAGGATAGCTATCTCTCCTGAGTTATCAAAACCATGAGAGTACCCTCCAAGTGAAGTTAAGATACCAGAAAGGTCTTTACCGGAGACTGTGTTATCATAAATATGGTTGGAATGATTTGCTGGTGAAAATGAGTCCAGCAAATATGTGTACCATTCTTCTTCCACATCGTTTCTGACTATTAATATGCTTTTACCAGATATTTCTGAGATATAGGATAATGTATTAGCATTTTTAAGCATGTCTGTTTTGATTAAATTTTTCTTTGATTTCGTTTATCATATCATTACGCTTGGAAGCAACTGCTTCTTTGTCGAATTGTTTAAAGTGCTTCTTTGCCCTCTTTTTAAGCTCAACTTTCTTATCAGATTCAGATAGGGATTTGAACCTCCCTGCAGACACAGCTATATCTTTAATCTCAATAGGTTCTAACAAGGTTTCAAGTGTAGAATGGCATAATATACAGTTATCGACTTTGGCTTTAAGAGAGCCATTTATATTAACGTATCTGACATCTGAGATATAAACAGTGTAGGAGCAGTCTGGATTAGTGCATTTGAATTGAGGCATGGTTAGTTCTTAAAGTTTCTGTAACAATAATAGGCTAGTAAACATGAATCCACGAGATTATCGTCGTTCTTCTTACATTTAGGTGTTCTTCTAAAATCAAGTGTAGGGAAGAGTCTCTTAGCAGCCATTTCAGACATGAGCTTTGTATCGTTAACCATAGTAAGTCCAGAACCTGAAGGTTTTTTTTGAACAGGAATACCTTCCCAAAGAAGTTTTTGCCACTTCTTGGGTGCCACACGAGTGAAAGAAATTCTGTTAGCAACTAAGATAGCGTTCACTATACCAACAACATAGCCAAAATTAAACGTCGACTTCGAACTCGAGCCGAAAACGCTGTGCAGATCTTCGATAACACAGTGAATTATTTCATATTCAGACTTTAGTGATTTAATTAGTCCATCCAAAACAAGTTCATCAATTTCATTACCAATCTTAGGTAAGGGGATAAACTCATATGTTTTAAGAGTATCATCATAAATAGTGATAAAACCCTGTTTCCCGATATCTATGCCCGCATATATTTTATTCATCTTTCAGTTCTATGTTGTAAATACCTTTACTTATTGAATATAGGTTACTATAACCAGGTTTTACATCACAAGTGATCCAAGGATAACGTCTTGGGTAAGGTAGTATGTCACCTTCATGATATGGCAGAGGTGTTCTGATGACTTCTGTCCAAGGTAGAATAGTAGGTTGAGGGATAATATTTGGTGACCAATTAACTATTGTAGAAGTCTCAAGAGTATATTCTTTCCACTTATCATCTGGTAGTAATTGAGTAAGTAGATTGACTAAATCCTCAAGTTTTACATTCTCTGATAGGGTAATGGTTTTCTTTTCTGTATCAAGTTGTAGTTTCATGCTATAAAATTAATATTTATTTTTTAATTATTAAAAGGTGTTATTGATATGTCAAGGTAGAATAGTTTATCTTCGTGGAAATTCCAATACCCTCCACGATTAAGATTTATTACATAAGAGTGCCTGTTTCCTGGTAATATACTATACATATATTGTTCTTTTGTATTACGAACTAATCCTGTAAGATGAAGATCTAAAGCCTGTATTAATTCAAATTCATCTTTAGGATCATCAACCCATGGGATAGCAATTAAATCAAGGTCTCTATTCATACTACCATGTAGTACTAAATTATACCCAAATTCTTTAGCTATTATTTTTATATCTTCAAAAATAAAAGAATAGAAGCTTGGTTTTACATGAATTGGTTTATCCATTAGTTAATATATTGTATAGAAGATACTCTGTTCTCTTTGGTGACTTTCAGCACCTGACATCCATATTGGTTATGTGGGACATGAGTAGTAATAAGGACATTCTTCTTTAATTCTAAATAGGAGTCTGTTAGTAATTTAATTCCAAGTCCATCTGACGAGTTAAAAATTTCGTCCAATGAAAGGAATGATAAGCCACCATATTTATGTGTAGAATTAATAGCGTGAGAAACACAATCTATCATAGCAGCTTCTAAGCGATCGTGCTCACCTCCAGAGAATGTACCAATACTATGCGCTTCGCCATCCCTTATAACTGTAGCAGTAATCTTATCTGAAAGAGTACCGTCACTTTTAATTTTATATCCCGACAGTTCTACTCTCAAATCCGAGTGTATATCGAATAGGAACTTGTTGGCATAACCTTCGAGGATTTTGAGTGTCTTAGCACTGAGGAACTGGATAAACTCTTTAAAGGTAAAGCTCCACTTCTTAATCTCAAATATTTCATCATTGATAATAGAAGACTCTGTTTCAATTTGCTTGATTTTATTGTTACACGAAATTATATTCTCTTTGATAGAAGCAATTCGTGCTTTGTTATCAAACTTATCAACAGTTACAGTTACTTTAGAAAGTTCAAGTTCTTCGATCTTAGCTTTGCAGTCTTTAATATAAGACTTGGTAGTCTCATTCTTATCTTTACATAGTTGTATGTTATTCTCCAGTGACCCTTTTTCTCTTTCCAGATTAATAATAGAATTTTGGATGTTTCTCTTCTGAGTTCTCAATTCATTCTCTTCAGTTTCTATAACCACCCTGTCCCTACGTAAATTCCTTAGTGTAGGATCAAAAGCTTCAATAGTTACCTTAACTTCAGCCAATGACTTATTAAGTTCCTCTAAGATAGCCGAAGTCTGTTTATGAGCTACTTTCTCCTCTTCAATATCAATGTCTTCTTTACCTACAATAAACTGGTGTTGACACTTAGGACATGTAACTGATCCTCTGATGTTGAGATCAATCTCGGTAAGTATCTGGGAGACTTCTGAATAGTCCTTAGATAAGGTTGATTTCTTTAGTTCATACTTCTCCTTCTCTTCCTTAGTTTGGACAACCTTATCATCAACCGCTTTAAACCTTGTTTCGAAGTCAGTGGTATCCTTGTTTAGCTTCTGGATTTCCAGGTTGGCTTTCTGTAGGGATGATAATTGATCGAGTAACTTGTCTTCGTAAGTAGTGATGAGAGTAATATTGTCTAATACTTTCTTATCAAAATTACCGATTTTTTCACCTTCATCAATTATTAAATAGTCAATTCTTCTAATTTCATTCTCAACTAATTCTTTCTTATCAGTGGTAAGTTCAATATTGAGATTTTCTTCATGGACTTTAATCATACCAAATATCTCATTCTTCTCATCGTTCTTTTTTAGTAACACTTTCTCTTTCTCTTCAGTCTCTTTGATGATGTCTTTATCAATACCATCTATAATAGAAGAGTTGGAAAAGCGACCTATTAGCTGGACAAGTTGAGTATTAGAAGCATCAAAGAATGATTTATACTTGAACTTAGAAAGTATGAAGAAGTTTTGTAAGTCCTCTGCAGAAATACCTATCCAATCTATGATACTTTTATCGATTTCTCTTACCATATTATCCTCAAAAGCATATTTGATTATGCCATTAATAGATAGTTGAGATTGACCACCATTCTTGACAGAAATGATTCTCTCAATAAGCATGGTTTCTTTACGTATAGGACAGTGAATAGTAAGAGAAACATTTGATTGAGTCTCTCCCCACATGACAAGTTCTTTATCATTAGCTTTCTTGGAAGTGGTATGTAAGAGGCACATCTCAATGACTGACACCATTACGGACTTCCCGCTCCCGTTGGATTCCTGCCCGGTATCACTCTTATTCTCACCAAGTATAAGCACAGGCTCTCCGCTTAGGAAAGTGTATTCAAGTTCTTGAAAGGACTGGAAGTTTTTGGCTGTTATCGAAATTAATTCCATTTATATTTGATTTAAAGGATTATTAGGCGATTTGCATCTAGGACCATGATATCTTATCATATTACTAGCGTTTTTGCTTTCAAGCCCACAGTATTCACAAGTTATAACTTTTCTTCTGGTCCAAGCCTCTTTATAGCGCTGACACGCTTCGGGGCTCTTCTTTGTCCCTTTGAGAGGGTTACCAAATTCTTCAAATCTTTTTCTTTTAGATTCTTTAATCTGATCCATTTTTTCTTTTGAATGCGTTTTGCCAAAGAAAGGATTATTTTCGCCAGCAAATCTTCCCGTCATGGCATTATGTTGTTTCAACTTTGACTCTTCTGATCTGGTTGTTCCAAAGAGTGGGTTGTCTTTACCTAGTTTATGAACACCATACATGGGATTTAATTCTCCAGTTCTTCCAAACATTGGATTATTTTCCCCTGAAATATCTGGACGGTTCAATTTCATCTTTTCTTTAGAATCTTCTCTATGTTTATACCCAACTTTCTGTCCAGTGCCTTTGATATGGACATTATAACCCACTAAAGGATTAGTGCAATCTAATTCAACTTGCCAAAATTTTTCTTTACTCGATAAATCTTCATAATTGCAATATTCTAATACAATGCGGACAAAATTTTCTTTCCCTAGATCTTTAATTGCTTTTTTAAATTTAGCTCCACCGCCTAAGTATTTATCGTTTAGATTATTGGTAGAATGATGACCAACGTATATCAACCCATTTATTAAACAAGTTACTTTATAAATAAAATGATATTTCATAATTCGAGTTGTTTTTTTACTCTAACTTCTATTTCAGATAATAGTTCGTCGTTGTCATTCAAAAGATCTTTAACTTTTTCAGATCCCTGACCCAACTTGATATCTCCCTCAGCAGAGGGATAACTAAACCAACTTCCAGATTTTTTTATAATTGTTAATTCCACAGCTAAGTCAATTAACTCTGACAATCTATCAATCCCTTTTGAAAATACAATATCAAATTCTGCAGTTCTAAGTGGTGGAGCTACTTTGTTTTTTACAACTTTAACTCTAACATGATTAGAAACTGATTCGTCGCCAATCTTGTTTGTAGCGAGTCTTCTTATATCAAGTCTCTGAGAAGCATAGAACTTTAATGCGTTTCCACCTGTTGTGACTTCTCCAGAACCCCATGTAATTCCGATATTTTGACGAATCTGATTTATAAAGATAACTATAGTGTGTGTCTTATTAACACAACCTACAAGCTTTCTCATTGCCTGTCCCATCAGTCTTGCATGAAGACCCATCTTAGAGTCCCCCATCTCCCCATCAATCTCAGCTTTGGGAACTAATGCTGCTACTGAATCAATAACAATAATGTCAATCTCACCAGTTCTTATCAGGGTCTCTGTAATTTCAAGTGCCTGCTCTCCATTATCTGGTTGGCAGAATAGGAATGCTTCCTTTGAAAGATCAACTCCTAAGTTCTTAGCATACACTTTATCAAAAGCATTTTCGGCATCAATATAGGCAGCTACGCCTCCATTCTTATGCACTTCTGCAATAGCATGTAGAGCTAAAGTTGACTTTCCACTTGATTCTGGACCATAGATTTCAATGATTCTTCCCTTTGGGAAACCTCCGCCCAGAGCATAATCAAGTCCCAAGGAGCCAGTAGAAGAAAATTCAACTCCTTCTACATTCTCTTCAAAGTTTACGATACTTCCTCGTCCGAATTTCTTCTCAATACTGTCAATAGCAGTAGAGATTATTTTCTGTGCTTTTTCATCCATTATACTGCTAATTTCTTTTGTAAGTAAATTACTCCCTTATCATAGTCCTTTTCTTTTTCCTTGCAGAACTCAGCAAATTCATCTATGATGTTGGTGCTGTTGAATTCTTTGATTTCTTGTTCTGCATATTCAATAGTGTCCTCGATTTCTTTTACCTTAATAGATACTGATATACCAAGTGCGCCAAGTTCCTCTTTGTTGATTGATTTTACTTTATCGGTAGAGCCAATCAGTTCGAACCTGATATTCTTGTCACTATTTGAATGTGTTTTGATAAGTGTATTAAAATCAGTCTTTGATATAGTGTCCAAGTTGATAGTGATCTTCTCAAATTCTTTGAAGTCAGATTTAACAAGCTCAGTAGAGCAGTCGTCATATACAACTGTGAAGCCTTTTTCTGGATTCTCGCCAAAGTTGTTTTGTTGAATAGAAGGTATATGAAAGACGTTGACTCCTACCTGTTGTGCATTATGATAGTGACCGAGAAGTACTAGATCCCATTCTCTAAAGTCGCCTACTGATATGTTACAAGCAACTTTGGAACCATCGTTGTTGACTGATCCATTCATAGCAATATGAGAAAGGAATATGTTTTTTTTGCCTTTTCGCATTAATGATACTTCTGGAAGAGTTAATTTCTTATATTTCTCCAACCAAAGATTTTCTTTAAAATAAGGTAAAAGACAAAAATTCACATCTTCAATTGCAAAATCCATTGATTCGCTTACTAAGTGAAAATAAGGGTGATGTTTGTAAGGAATTAAATAACTCTTGGCACTTGTATAAAAATTTTTGTCATGATTTCCGGGTATAGCAATGAGTTGAATCTGATATTCTTCAAATATTTCAAGTATCTCACTTAATGAAGCAAGTGTCTCCTGTTGTTGCCCTGTTCTGCTCTCAAATATATCCCCTAAACAGAATACTGTTTTAACTCCTAATTCTTGAGCTAATTCACATTTCTGGGTAATGAGGAACTTGAGTTGTTTAATGTTATCTTGTTTCAGGTGCCAATCTGTCGAAATGATTGTAATAGGATGTTTCATAATAATTGTTTATTCTATTATTTTTATTCCATTTTCATCAGAAACAAAATTATATCCATTTTTATCTCTAAACGATAAGACATTTTTGACTGTAGAATCATTCCGATATTTATGTGGAGCTGATTCTATAGCATTTATATATTTCTTATATCGTTTAACATCTTCTTTTATATCGCTACGAGTTATTTCTTTTGTTTCTTTGTTCATAATGAAGATTAAAATTAAGGGAGAGTTGTTCTACCTCTCCCTTTGTGTTTGCGAAATGTCTATCCTCTACGTTTTCTTAATGCAGCTATCTGAGCAGCCAGTTCATCGTTCTCAGGAACATTGACTACAGATTTAGGTTCAGGTTTCACTTCTTCTTTCTTTACCTCTTTTGCAGCAATATCCTGATATGCTTTCTCTACTTTTTGAGTAGCTTGCTCTTCAAGTTTCTCTTCTGATTGATCAAGATCAAAAGGTAATTCTTCACCTTGTTGTACTAAATCATACCATACTATTAGGTCTTCCTTAGAAAGTTCAGGTAATGAATAATCAGCACCATAATTCTCAGCAATGTATTCTTTGATGATACGTTTCATAGCTGGAACAGGTGTAGAGCTTACTGGAGAAGCATTATTAGTAGGAGCAGGAACATTAGTGTTGGAAGCAGGAGCAGGTTTGTTAGATTTAGTCTCTGCAGGTTTCTCTTTAATCATCTCACCTACTTCTTTCTCATCTCTACTTTTATATTCAGGGACAAGTTTTTTAAGTTCAGTAAGTTTCTCAAGGAACTCTTCATTCTCAAAGATCTCAAACTTGTATTGCTTATCAAATCTCTGTAGACCATCTAAAGCAAGACTGAAGTCCCTGGTAGTATAGACATCTTTGTAAAGCTCAGCAAGTGTTTCTTTAGTTAGAAATTCAATTAATTGGTCATCGTTAAGCTGTGTCCTCTTGAAGAAGTCATCCCAGGATTCTTTCTTAGTAGGAAGTTCACAAGACACATTATATTCCATCTTATCTTTATCGTTCTTCTCTTTGATAATAATAAGTGGATATCCCTCATCGGGTGCAGTAAAGATATCAGGAATAATCTCAGCATCATCATCTGCTTGTGCTACTGATACTTTCTTCATATCATCTAAGATAGAAGGGTAAAGTTCAAGACGTCCAAGCTCACCCTTTGAGTTCCATACATAGCATACGTATGTCACAGAGGGTTTGATGCCCCAGTTCCACTTCTTGTCTTTACCTCTCCATCCTGTGATAGGCGATAAGAACTTTGATCTCTCATCTTTATCTTGGATCTCATCGGTAGCTCTCTTGTTGACGAACTCAATGTAGAGCAGGATAGGGTCACTCTGAAGTGTAGTAGAATGTTGGGTAGCTATGAAGATGTTTTTCCTCTTCATCTCTTTCTTGCCAGTCTCTTTGCCATCATTGTCAATCTCGGAAACTTCACACTCTAAGATGACTGTTGACTTAGCACGATAGGCTGGCTCATTTGTGTTGTGTGATGGAGCAATGCGAAATACGTTCTTGCCATCCTCGATGTTGAAGAATCCTGCTCGTCCCGAGTAATTGCCGGACTGAGGGATAGCAGCCTCTGCTCTCTTCTCCTCTTCCTTGATTGAATTGATCGTCCCACCTTGGAACCTATTTCTGTTAAAAACTTCTGCCATTTTAATTATATTAAATTGTTTATTAATTATATTTGTTTACTCGTCTGAGTCTCTTTATTCGCTAATATCCCAATCTTCTAGTGCGCCTTGCATTATTTTAGATATACTGATTTCTGGATTTTCTTGTGCTTCATATAAAGCCATAAGAACGACTTCTACGGTTAGACCGTATTTCAATGCAATATTTAATGCATTCATAACAGCGCTTCCATCTTCATCTGTTTGTTCTGAACTTCTTTCTTTTATTGTCATTTTATTCAAGTGTTACTTTCTTAATCATTATACCATTAACTGATCCCTCAATTATCTCATTGCAAAAATCAGCAGGGGTAGTAGGTTTCATTATGACTGATAGCTTCTTATCCTTAGATTGTATTGACCAATATAGGGAATCCATGAAAGCAAGATTCTTCTGTGCTTCTATCACTCCCTTTTTCTTATTCTGGTAGGCTATATCAAGCAATATAGCTGATTTGAGTGACTCCTCTGTAAGTTTTATAGAAGTCTCACCAATACCATCGGGTATAGTAAACTTCCCCGAGTTAATATTTGCTTCCCTACGGTACTGTTTTGCAAGGTTAGCTTCATATATATCACACTCAAGTTTCTTATGTGAATAAGCTGCTTCAGTTTCTGCCTTTAGAATACCTATACGATTGAGGAGTGCTGATACTGTGACTATCTCTCCAAAGAGATTATCATATTGGATAGATGTCAGTTCATCAACATCTATTTCTTCATCAAAATCACCGAATGAAAGAATCACTGCTTTACCCCCGAAGGGAACTACTACTTTGCTCATTTTTTCTATTTTTATACCTGCTCCAATAATCGATGGCTATGTCTTTCATAGCTATCTCAATTAGAACTGCTGATTCTGGGAATTTGTTTTTGAACGTATCCCAGTCTATTCCTTTATTAAGATACTTTTGAACTTTACTTTCTAAATCTTTCATTTAAATTATTTTTACGATGTAAAATTACAAATTAAATCCTTACGAAAATATAAATTTTATACTTCTAGATTATTTATATAGAGTATAAACTATCGCTTAAGACGAAGTTAATAAGTTATATCGTCAAATAAGATAGAGATTCTATTCTGGAACTCTTTCAATAGAGGTCTCATCAGTTCTTGCATCTGTGGATGAGCAGCGTTGGCAGTTCTTTGTCTGAATATTTCTCTCCACTCCCGGATATTGGCTGACATATTAATCTCAGTCTTTAGAGAGTTAGGTAATACTGCTCTAGCCTGCTGAGGAGTCCAGCCAGTATTAACCATCATTTTATAAGAACTTTCACATTGATCTAATGCAACTAAAAATGAATTAAGCTTAGTGTCTTCTTTCATTTGTTCATTTGACACCATTATCTCCATTTTTGATACGTCGCAATAGTCGCCATCCCACCAGACATATTGTCCTTCTGGAATATTTAGCCAACATGGAATGATAAAAGTAACTTCCCCATTACTGAACTTATCATCTGTATAATTGCAGAATCTTGTGCTTTCTTGAGCAAAAGAAGCTAATCTATGCCGAACTAATTCATGTGATACGCCTCTGTCGCAGACAAATTTGACTGTAATCATTCCACCGAATTCAAGCATGGCATTATGTCCTCTAGCCATTAAAACATTCTTGATAAGTTTTTCAGCAGAACCAGGAGCTATTCTATCTTCTGACTTATAACAGGTTCTTGCTGCTAGTTCAATTTGATTCAGAATCTGTTCTCCATTAATAGGAGTGATGATCTCGAAATATGGTTTTATTAGTCTCATTCTTTTATGTAGTAGATTGGTTTATTATAAACATCTGCTAGAGTCAATTCTCCAGCAATTCCTTGACTATTTCTAACTCTCTCCTCGCCCTGATTCTTCATTATGACTACGGCCAATTGGTCGCACCACTCGATAAATGATTCATCGAAAGTCTTCCAGTACTGCCATCCTTTGGGAAGATCTCCCGATAAAGCAATGGGATGAGTGTGCGAGATGGGAGAGAAGACGATGTGACCCTCTAGCATGAGTTCTGCTGCGATCTTATTGGCTACTGAGAAGCTCTCCTCTTCGAAGCCACTATAGGGTATTGCTAGATAGATCTTCATATTCCCTCTTTCTTTGATTTGATATAGCCAGCCATCAATATCGAGTAGTTTGCGAGGTCCAACAATGTGTCCTCGATCTTCTCGTCTGCTACGTTAAGCACGCCCTGCTGGACGAACGAATTGACTCGAGACACCTTATCCATCATCCGAGTCAGGAAGCCCTGTTCTGCGGACGCTATACCGATATTCTCGACCAGCTTGAAATTGGCGAAACAGTCGTCCTTGCTGAAGCCAGCATAGTCGTGATTCTTGGACGCCACGATAGATTTGAGTTTATCTAAACACTCTTGGTGATAGGTTAGAAATTCTTGATTTGTCATATATTTATTTTAAGATTACTAATTCGCTGTTGTCCCAGAACTTGCATGCGTTCTCTTTCTTGTAGGTGTCGAGTTTGATCATCCCTGTGAGCAGTAGGATGTTGCCCTCCTGTCCTATCAGCTCGATGCCAGATTTTGTGAGCTGCTGATACTGGCAGGGAAATATAGACACCCAGATGAATGTGTAGTTGCTCTCAATCCTGATCGAGCAGTATTTGCCACTCTTCTTGGATGTCCGCTCAATCACCTCTACTATGTAGCCGCCTATCGAGTAGTAGATGTTACTTAGCGACTCTGACTGCCACTCATCCTGATCGAGATACTTTCCATCTGTCAGATACTTGTCGCACATAGTCTTGTAGTCGAAGAATGCTATGCCAGTCAGCCTCTTCTGCCTGAGGTCCCACCACCAGTCATCGGAGATGTCCTTCTCGCTCAGCGTCATGAGATCCTTCTCGGCATCTATCTTAGTCTTCTTCTCAGTCCGGTAGAAGTCTATCAGTCGCTTGCGCTTGAGAGAGTCCTCTATCTCCTCGACCTTGTCGAATGCACCTGAGAATATGAGATTCTCTACATGAGTCTTGTTGACCTTGCTGCCCTTGAAAGTGTGCCTGCTCAGGAACTCCTCGAAGCTGAAATATGGTCCATTCTCATCCCTATCTTTCATGATCTGCTCAGCAGCAACTCCACCGACTGACTTGATGCTCGTGAGCGCCCAGTAGATGGTGTTCTTCTTGAAGTTCGAAGTCATATCGAACAGCGACTCATTGATGTCGGGTGGAGATATCTTTATGGCTCCAGTGGCATGGATCTCAGATATGAAATCAGCTACCAATTCATCTTTAGCAAACTTGAATGCTGTGGTCCAGAATTCGATTGGGTGATTGACCTTAAACCACTGACTAATATACCCAGTTATCGCATAGGCAGCCGCATGGCTGGCATTAAACCCGTAACCCGCAAACGCTTCTAGCTTATCCCAGATCTTTTCTGCAACACTTGCTTCGCATCCATTTGCTACAGCTCCCAAAACAAATTTATCATGATAGATATAGAACTGATCTCTAAACTGTTTCTTTCCCCTGCCAAGCATCACTTTTCTCATCATGTCTGCCTCAACTAAAGTGAATCCGCCAAGTACCTGAGCAGCCCTCATTGTCTGTTCTTGGTAGATATATAGACCGTAAGTCTTTTTAGTCACACTTTCAAGCATATAGTCGTATTCAGGCTCTTTCATACCCCATTTAATCATCACAAAGTCATTGTGAGCATTAGATTTCATGGCGCCAGGACGATATAATGCATTGGTTGCGCTGAGCTCTTCCATCGAATCAGGCTTCAATTCTTTAGTATATTTCTTCAGTCCCTGAGTCCCGAACTGGAACACATCAGAGTTCCACCCCTTTCCAAAGTACCTATATACAGCATCGTCATCTAATGGTATCTTCTTGAAGTCGATCTTTATCCCCTTGTTCTCCTCTATGAGCTTTATGCAGCTGGCGAACTTATCCAATTGTTGAATACCTAATATATCTTCTTTTAAGAATCCTGCTTTGTCCAGCTGAATGCCCTCCCACTCGCTGACGAGCAGCTCCTCTCCATCTTTAGATAGGACCTTCTTGACTGGGAACCAGTGATAGATGTCCTTGTCTGCTGGAGTGATGATGGTGGCGCATGCATGGACTGATCCAGATCTAGGCTGCATCAGACACAATTTAGCGTCGTGAACTATGTCTGGATTGCGCATCACAAAGTCCTTCAGTTTCTGAGACTTAGATGCAAGATGGAATATCTCAGACCAATCGGTGCCGTCCTTCTCTCCCTCTCCGAGTATGCTTGTCATCATCTTGACCTCCTGAATAGGAATGTTGCTACGTTTTGCAAGGTCTGTGAATATCATCTTCAGTTTCAGGTTGCCGTATGTCCCTACAGAGCACACCTGATCGTATCCGAATCTCTGCTCCATATAGTGCTTTACCTCATCCCTTCTCAGTCCCTCAAAGTCTGAGTCAATGTCAGGGATTGATTTCTTGACCCTATTCTCATTCAAGAACCTCTCGAACAGGAGGTCGTACTCGAATGGATCGATGTTGGTTATCCCCAATAGGTATGCGATGAGACTTCCAGCAGATGATCCTCGGCCATATCCGACTAATATGTTCTGTTTGCCGCACCAGTCTATGATATCCCATAGGATGAGGAAGTAATCAATCAGATTCTGGCCCTTCATGATGACTGAATACTCTATCTCAATCCTGTCCAGATATTTCTCTCTGTCCTCGTCCGAGCATTTCTCATCCATCCCCTCGCCTATGAGGCCCCAGAATAGGTCTATCTTATCCTTATACTTCGTTAACTGCTCCTCTGTTAGTACATAGTCAGGCAGATAGAAGTGCTCTGTATCGATCTGGAAGTTGCAGATCTCAGACAGTGTGTTGGCATTCTTGATGGCTTTTGATGCTATATCGTAGAACGACTCATCCTCTGTAGAGAATAACAGCTCTAACTCTGCCAGATAGTCATCGGCGTCTTTGAAATACTGGTTGGATGACTCATACTCCCTGACTCCAGATATCCCATTCAGCGTCTTCTTTATGTGGCTGTGATCCCTATCTAGGTAGAATGCATCGCATATGAATATCGGCTTCAGGCTGCCATCTCTGACAAACGCCTTTAGATTCAGAAGATACTCCTGATCTTTGGACTGATCATTATATATGACAGTATCCAGCTGATAGTACTTCATGTAGCTCCTCATCCTGCCCAATTTATCATATGATCCACTCTTTGGATCTACGATCACTATCACATCCTCCAAGAGCTCTATGAACCTATCCTCGTATATGAACTTGTTGTTGATGACATTGACCTCTTTGTTGATCATCAGTAGGTTGGTCCAGCCAGTCTCTGACTTTGCGAAGCACTTGATATCCTGCTTGTAATCTTCGCCCTTCCTGACGACAGTGTAAGTCGCTCCAAGTATCGGCTTGATATCGAGGTTCTTGCACTCAATCTGAAACTTGAGAGCTCCAGCCAATGTGTTCTTCTCTATGATGCCGAGAGATTTGACTCCCAAGAACTTTGCTTTAGCGCACCAGTCCTCATAGATTCTAGAGCCATTGAGTATCTCATACGCCCCTCTGACTCCAAGAAAAGCATCAGTCTCTATCTCTCTCTTCGACTGGCCAATATATCTGAGCTCTTTGAATGTCGGTTTATCCTTGTCTGCTTTGTTTATGTAGTAGTAGTCCCCACCGAATCTAAATGCATAATTGTCGCAGTCTGTATCATCTGCTTGTAGATGCAGGTCATCATCGAATAGCCTGCCAGTGGAGTCTGGCCAGATGAACTCGAAAGTCTGATCTGCTATCTTGAACTTGCTCTTGATCTCGAGAGTCTCATAGTCCAGCTTGTTGTCCTCTAGATGTCTTATCAGTTTCTCCATCCTATAGATATAGATGAAAGTTTCCAACAAATACTGCAACTCGATAATCATCAACGCCCTCAATAGCTTTTATGACTTCGAGAGACATGAGAGCGAATATCTCGCAGTCCATCTCCACTTTATCAATGTCCTGAGACCTCTGGTAGACTGTGGTGAATAGGATGTCGTCTTTGATCTGGAACTGAATAGATACTGTGCAGTTTGGCAATGGATCGCTCTGATCGAACTGAATGATCGCCTGTCGACTCGTATTGTCTCTCTCAAGTCGCTTTATGGCGTCTCTTAGAGCAGTTCTATACATGATCAACTTATCCTTCACATAGGGAAGTCTATCATCTGTGATGCGCCAGAATACGTTGGAGAAGAAATGATACGAGTGGTTCAGTATCTCTTTGACTCTACAACCAACAGTGACTCTCTCGACTCCGCATAATTCTAGATACTTTCTCATTCCCTCTACGAACACATCTCCCGTCTCAATCTTTGAGAGATAGGATGAGATCTCTTTGTCTTCTGGCTTGACATCATTATTCCTGCATATGAAGACATCTGCTGATTCGCAAGCATAGCTCCCTAGTCCAGGATACCCTATGACTGAGTCCTTCATAACATCTACATCTTCAGTGAAAGATGCTACGAAAGCTTTTATTCTCTTTGCCTTCACATTCTGCATCCCCAAACTCTCAATCTCTCCTGCCAGAGTATTCTCATCTATGTCCCTTAAGTCATTGAGAGTAGGAAACGTCCTGAAGAACTCTCTCATCATCTTCTTGACTTGCACTCCAGTAGTCTGGTTGAGCAGGATGCAGCAGACGAGCATCTTCCATGGCTCGCGCCTGTATATGTCTTGTATCATCATATCTTATCACCTCCTATGTAGTATGAGCCCTTATACTTCTCGCAGTCGAGCATGAGCTCCTGCTTAGTCTTATCGTGTAATGTCCACTCATCTGTATATCCCTCGATAGCGTGATCCTCATCTCGTTTGAAGATGCAGTTTGCGGCGTACCCCTTTCTAAGATGCAGGCACTTGCCATTGTCATCGTGCGACACGAAATAGGACGCCATGTATGGGAATTTATCTACTATCAGATTCCTCATCTGCTCAGCCATGGCATTCATCTCTGGGTGCTCCTCTTGGGAGTCGGTACGCTTGCCATAGATCGACAGTAGGGTGGGCAGAGCGACTGCTACGTATATCCAAGAAGGTATCGTCTTAGGGAGGCAGAACCTTGCGTCAGTGTTTGCTATCTCTCCAGAGTCGAGCATGTCGGCGTACAGCCTCTTTCCCTGTTGGACCCATTCTTCGTATCGTTTGAGCATGTCGGGTAGCTTGGTGAATGCCCTCGGGACAAGCACATCTGAGTGCCTAAAATCCTTCACAGCCTGTGACTGCTGCATGTATGCTATGCCTATCCTGTTCCTGACTAGGGCGTGCGTTCCGTGCAGGGAGAGTCCCTTGACTATGAAGCAGAACTGAGGGTGCTCCATGCCCTGGCCGAGTATCTTTCCCGAGAATAGGTCATTGACCACTTCGTCCCTGTCTTCTGGAGTAGCATTGTCGTAGAAGTTCTCAAACCAAGATGCCTGGCTCATGTTCACGAATACTCGTTTCAATCTCTCTGGATCTGGCCAGTCGATCATGTCCACTTGGACTGCAGATAGGTTGTCGATGAACTTAGTCTTCGGTATCTCTCCTTGTTTAATCTCAAACATTCTCTTTATCTTCTCTATTTTCATTTTTACTGCTGTTTTTGTTTCTCATATCTCTCTGTGACTTTCTTTGATTTCATCTCGAATAACTCAATGAACTTCTGGGGAGTTATGTCCCACATCAGGCAGATGTTGACGAAGTACTTGAACGCATCTATGAGCTCTTCGGATAATAGATCTATGTCCACCGTCTTCTTCGGCTTGTGCTGCTTGTAGTTAATCTCATTCATCACTTCGGATAGCTCTATGATCATGGCTGTGAAGTAGTCCTTCGTGAGCGATTCCCTCTGATGAGTCTCGGTCAGGCTGTTGAAGTCCACGAAATTGGAAGTGAATCTCTTCTGCATGTTCCAGATGTTGGACATATCGAATGATGATAGAGCCTTCTCAATGACATCCTGCTGCTTGAATGAGTGGTCCCAAGTGGCGAACCTGCCCACAAACTCCACTCTGTTAGGAGGTATGTTATTGCTGTCAGAGAATATGAGTCCATCGATCTCGTGATAGAAGTCCAACACTGCTGCTCCAGTAGGGAGATGCTCTACGCAGTCCTCTTGAGATAGCCTCCCTGAGAACTCATATAGGAATGCGTCAGACTGGTCCCTCCTACGCTTTGATATTCTGGTGTACTTGACATCTGCGTCCACAAAATAAGCGAGGTCGAACTTCTCTTTCGAGAGGCAATCAGGTAGCTTATCGCACAATAGGAAGGTTATCGTCTCAGATTTCAGCTCCTCGGTCCTCTGCTGGTAGTACATGCCCCAGAATGCTCTGGCGCTGATAGTCGAGACCAGCTTGTCATATTTGTATCGAGTGTCGTGAGTGATGATCTCTGTCTCAGTTATCTTGATGACCGTCTCATTTATGACCTCTACTCCCTCTCTCAGTCTGGATAGGATGTCCTGGAACGATACTTCGAAGACTGAGATGAAGTTGTCGCTGGTGCTGAGCGAGAGGTCTTTAGCGTCGAACTCAGGGTCGTTGAGCTTCTTCGATATGAACTTCTTCTTGTCCTCTATCGTGAGCTTTGTCAATATCTTGTCAGACTTGACATATTTTATGAGCTGCGTCTTCTTTACTATTGGGAGCTTGAGGTCCTCGAGCAGCCTCTCGGTGAATGGAGTGGCGTGTAGGTAGAATATGTTCTCGAAGAATTTGTTGTTGAGCTTGCCCCCGATATCTGGGGATATGATCGTGAAATCTCTGTTGTAGTAAGCGTATATTAGGCCGCTTATGCCTGCGCCGAGGATATAGTTATCTCTCACTCTCATCTTTCAGAATCTTTGCTATTATGAATATTGCATAGTTTGCGCAATCGATGGCTGAGTCCAGAGCCACCTCTCTGTTGATTATCTGCTCTTGTCCGCTCTCCATGCTCATCTGGAGCTTGAATCGCTTCATCTTGTTGAGCACCTGATAGTAGAGGAACATATAGTCGTCTCCGAGATAGGTGTCTCCATACTGATCTGCTCTATCTGCTCTGGTGATGAGCACTCTATCGAGAGCATCTAGGAACTCCTGGCCCAGTTTGGATGAGTCAGGAGTCACCGTGATCTGATTTACTTCTGGCATTTAGATGCCTCTTTCATGAAGTGTCCCAAGCCCTCTACTTTGATGGACAGCCAGTACTTGCCCTTATCAGTCTTGACAGATACAACTTTGCCCTTCAGCTCCTGATTAGAAGCCAGCTTGGAGTTCTTGGCAGATGTGAATGTCACATCATCGCCCTTGGCGAAAATACATGCAAGCATGTCATCTGACGATGCTGCAGGAGCTTTCTTGTCTTTGGCAATGTTCTTATCAGCCTCTTTCGTCTTGATGACTGGAGCGTCTGCTTTTGCGATCTTCATGGATGCTGGAGGCAGCGAGGTACGAGTAGATGTTTTTACTTCAATAGGGGCAACTTCTTGCTCTTCTACCTGTTCTACTTCCTGTTCTTCAACTGATGGCTGCTCAAGGAGCTCAGCGAGCACTGCCTTCTTTGATTCTTTCTTTACTTCCTCAACTTGCTCCTGAGGAACTTCTTTCTTCTTCATATTGCTTTTAGATTTTGCGTTCTTGTCCAATTCGACGTCCATAGTGTGGAACATCTTTACTTTTTCGCTTCCGTCCAGCAGAGCATACGCATACTGGTCGTCCTCGATTGATTTGAATTTTGTAATTGTGCCAGGGAACCACTTGCCCCCTACCCTGAAATTTGCCCTGTCATCTGCTGCGATGATATCGCTGTTGCGATCAGTGTATTCATCAGATGCTGGCGTTGCAGCCTGAGCTACTTTGATCTTCTCGATTAATTTAACTTTATCCATTATTCCTGTTTTTGTTATTCCTAATAGTGTTGCTTCTTTCCCCAACTGGATGGTGGTCATGTTTCTCAATTCTCTGTCAGTTCTCATGGTTGATATCTTATAGTTGTGACTCTGTAAAAGTATAACATTTATACTTCTATTTTACAAATGATATAAAATAAAAGTGAAATTTGTAAAGATTATAGATAATAGTTGAAATGAGCAGAAGAGTATCTGCTCATGTGACGTTCAGTATCAAATGCTTTTTAGGTAAGACAAAACCTTCACGAAGTTCTTTGAATTTTACGAGCATATTGCGAAATTGGGTTTGATTATTTATTTAATATCTCCATTCTTATCCCACCCTTTATCTCCTTCAAGATTATTATCAGGAGTTTTGGTTTTAAGAATGTCTTGATATCTGATTTTGAATTTCTTTGCTACTTCTTTAGCTGCCTTGATACTGCATTGATTAGATGACATTGCAGCAAATGTTTTATAAAGAGATTTCTTACGATCTCTAAATTCCCTGTTAGCTTCTTCAAGTGAATTGTCTTCCTTCTTCTCTTCTACTGGTTTTACTTCTTCTTTCTTGGGTTCAGGCTTAGCTTTACTATCAGCTAATAATGCAATGAATCTTTTAACTCTTAAATCATTATATTTAACTCTCAACTCATCAATTTTATCTTTAGCTTTCACTCCTTCACTTGTCATAAAATAATCATAATCACTCTTAATATTTTTTGCTTTAAATTCTTTATCTAATGCGTTAATTTTATTTAATAAAACAATTTCTTCCTTGGGAACTTCAACTTTGAATTCTTCTTCTTTCTTGGGTTCAGACTTAGCATACCTAGACTGTTTTTCTTGAATTAATGAACGCAACATTTTTGAAGCTGAAGCATTAAGAATTGTATGTCTGGATATAGAAGTAAGGGTGTCTAAACGATATTTTAAATCTCTATCTGAAAGTTCTGAAACTTTTTCATGTTCTGAATTATCTATAGAAGATATTAATTCCCTTTTCATATAAAATTCATCTTTCTCTTCTTTACTTTTCTCTTCCTTCTCATCAAACTTCTTCAGATAGTCTGGACTAAATGACTTTACTTCACCATCAGGAAGTTTAACTTTAATAAAAGTAGGTTGACTAATCAAATCTGTTTTCTCTTCCCCAACTACTTCTAATGTTTTTCCTTTTAAATCAGATAAAGACACTAGATTAATATCATCGCCTAATTTAACCTTATCTCCAACTTTAAAATCATATGTAGGTTTCTCTTCAGGAGCAGTTCTAGCAGCCCAATCAATTTTCTTAGGTTCTTCTTTCTTTTCTTCAGTCTTAGGTGTTTCAGGATGATCTTTGTCACCTTTCTTAACTCTTACCCAGTCTTTATGGCCATCGCCAGTGTCTGTCATCTTCTTCCATGTCCCGGCTGAGTTCACGTGGATCGTCCCGATGGGAGATTTCTTAGCCTTCTCGATATCAGTCTCTACTCTCTTCACAAGATCGGGAGTGGCCTCACTGCCATAAAAAGATTTTAGTATCTCTTTCTGTTGTTCTTGTGCTTTGCGGATGTCGTCTTCTATGCTCATTTTGTTGAATATTTTGTAGCGTTAAAATTATTAATTAAAATTCATTACACTTCGTTTACATCAATGTTTTTCTTTTTATCAGGCCAGCTTTTACTAATAAGTTTAGTGGGATTAATTTTACTCAACTTTAATAGAGCTTTCTTTTTGGCTTCAGTTTTATTTTTGGCAAAAAGTTTAATTGTAACAGTTTCCAATTCAATATCAATTTCAAATGGTTTCATGATCTTCTCTTTTTAATTTGCCATAAAATTAATAATTAAACTGATACGAAAAATATAAATCTTATATTTCTCATAATTTATAATCGTTATTGATTAGATGTCCCAATCGACCAACGAGTCAGTCAGTATTCTAGATACATAGGAGTAATTGAACTGCTCCAATTCTCCCTTTACTTTTACTGTGACGCTATTATCTGAGAACATATTCTTAATGACGGGCAGGTCGAGATATTCACTGTCGAGTTTGATCCTCACTTTCACTCCCTCTCGGAAGAAATAGATTGAGTCCCAACGTCCCATTATAGACTTTGACTTCTCATCTCTATACTCAAAATTAGGGAGGCCATACTCAGCAAAAAACTCTCTGATACATCGTTCTTTTGTGCTGTTGCTGTTGAAGATAGAAGGCAAGTTATTCTTCTCACTTATCTTCTCAATCTTGTCCCTCTTGCAGATACAATAGTTCTTATACTTCTCTGAGAAAGGTTTCGGGTAGATCTTCGAACGTACATAATAGGAGATGAATTCTTGTTGAAGTACAGAATAGAAGTCTATTAACGAAAGATCCCTTGACTTGGTTACTGGTTGTTCCATTTTATTTATCTATGTTCGTCTAATCATTTTATTTATATTTTATCAATAGTTTCTTATTCATCACATCATCAGTGAATCCTCCTATTGTTTTTCTATAATCTTCACGCCAAAAGAAAGGCATTCCTCCATCATCTCCATTAGACATTAGTTCGTAGAATTTCTTAAGCCAATTTCTTTTGTCTTCCATACTTATATCTGAATGAATTCTTACCTTACGACCTTGCTCATCTTTAGTAAACTGATTATATTTTTTAGCAAGTAAAACTAGTCCAGAGGGTAATGCATTATGCTTAACTTCAACTTCTGACTCAGCAAGCCATTTATTAGCTAATATATCTATGTAATAATCGCCAAGATTATCAATATCACTTGGATTTAATGAAGCGCGATATCTAGGACCATCCCCTCTATGATAACCACCCACAAGATTGTTTAATCTATTATCAAATTTACAAGGCAAAACTTTTATTTCTCTACCTGCCTTTTTCAACGCTGCGTTAAAAGAATCTGCTTCCTTTATAGAACTTACAAAAATGCTATCAACATCATCTATAGACAGCTTCCCATATATTTGAGCTTCCATATATGAAGAAACAGATGCTTCTGTAAATTCATCAATATTTTTAGCTTCATTTATTTTATTCCACATATCTGAGTTAGGATCATTATTATTAATGCCCCAAATGAGTTTATCATCTACATCATTTAATTTAGTAGGGGGCGCTACAGAAGTTAAATCTATTTGACCTTTATACGAGATAGAACCATTATCATTGAACGAATCTCCCAAAGTAATACTAGTTCTATCTTTGACAGCAGATGTCTTAAATTTTACATATGCATTTCCATAATTTCCTTCGGAGATAGGTTCATAACTCATCTCTTCTTTTGAAGAAATAAATCCGTATTTTGGAAAATTATCTGCTTCGCTTGAATTAGCTTCTGTATCTATGCCAAAAATAAACTTCTCTTTCAGCGTTCTCTCTTCTCCAATCGTTTTAAAAGACCCTTTTCCCGTTTCAAGACTATTTTTAAATGCGTCTGATTTATTAATAATCTCTCTAATAAGCGTTCCACTCTTAATAGCCATATAAACGGCACTGTCATTAATAAAACTTTTTAATTTTTTCTCTAAATTCTCTTTGCCTCCTAATTTATCATATAGTTCATTTTGATCTTTAAATTTTCCTTTTGATGTTTTTTGAAACATTTCTGATGTCGTCAGATTCTCCCTAGCAATATTAAAATTTTTCGGGAAACTCTCATTCATTTTAATTTTCTCTGATTTTAATTCTGATTTTGAACACTCTTCCTTCTCTTCGATTTTAGATTCAGACTTAACTTTTTTCTCCAAAACCCAATCCTTGTGACCATTACCAGTATCAGATACTTTGACCCAAGTTCCTTGTTTATTAACGTGAATAGCTCCAATAGGAGACTTCTTTCCCTTTTCGATATCAATATTGATCGTAAACGACTTCGCGATCCACTCTCTCTGTAAATTAATACCCTCTTGAATCGATTTAAAAATATCTTCCATCTAAATTG